TTATGAAGCATGCCATGTAAAAACTCGACAGACACTATTTGTAACACCATACGACCTTAAAAGATGAACGCTAAAGAAGATACAACCACTGCAAATGTAGCATTGCCAGCGACTGGCAATCGCCCGCATGACAACAGCGACACTATGATTCGCCGTAAAAAGTTTATGCAGTTTGATGTTAATAGCGATACATTTCGTAAATTTGAAACCGGTCGCAATCGCTTTGAGCGCTGGAGCAAATACTTAAATCTGCAAGATGACTCTGAAAAAGCAATTTATGATTATGCAATGAAAAATCGTGATCATACCATTGTGTTGCGCAATGGAGATACTGGTGCAATGCGTAGTATCCGCCGTCGTGCACTCAATGAAGCAGACGCAAAAATGGCAGAGTTTAAAGGATTCTTTAAACCAGTAGACACTCAAATTGATTATGATGCTGAACAATTAACAGTGGGGATAGAGGTAGAATCAGAACATACGCCTCATAAAGAAATTGCTACTATAATAGCTAAGCATCATTTGGCAGAAGATCCTGACTACTATGTTAAGCTCAAGAAGTATGTTGAAAAGAAAGGTGCCTAAAATTCGCAAAATGTAAAATAAAGATTTACATACTCAGAAATTCAATATATAATTTATATAGAAGGTAGGCTACAGTAAAGTAGCCTATTTTTTTGCTAATTTTCCTTTAACCATATGAATCCCGACAATACCAAAATGACCATCTTTGATGAGCAAATCTCACGTAAACCAAACCGCTACCCATGGACCGAGGGTTTTATTGAAGCTATGCATTCCGGGTTTTGGACCGACAAAGAATTTTCATTTCAACCTGACTTACATGACTTTAAAACAGTTCTTGATGATCGCCGCCGTGAAATTGTTATACGTACGCTAAGTGCTATTGGTCAAATTGAGGTTGCAGTCAAAACCTTTTGGGCTAAGTTGGGTGATAACTTGCCGCATCCATCATTGCAAGATCTTGGTTTTGTTATGGCCAATACTGAAGTGATTCACAACAATGCCTATGAGCGTTTGATTAGTGTATTGGATATGGAAGACATCTTTGAGGAGAATCTTAAATTGGAATGGATTCAAGGGCGTGTCAAATACCTAAAGAAATATACACACCGTTTTTATAAGGACAGCAATAAACAATATCTTTATGCACTAACTCTTTTTACATTGTTTGTTGAGAATGTTAGCTTATTTAGCCAGTTTTATGTTATCAATTGGTTTAAGACATTTGAAAATGTATTGACACATGCTGACCAACAAGTTAAGTATACACGCAACGAAGAAAACATTCATGCACTTGTTGGTATTCAAATCATCAATACCATGAGGCAGGAATTGCCTGACATGTTTGATGATGAATTGGAAGAGCGTATTATTGCGGCTGCACATGAAGCATACAAAGCAGAAAGTAAAATTGTTGATTGGATGATTAATGGTATCAATGAAACTGGTCTAAGTGCGCCAATTCTTAAAGAGTTTATCAAAAATCGTATCAATGAAAGCATGACGCAAATTGGATTCCGTAAACCATTTGAGATTGATGAAGCATTGATTGCCGAAACAATGTGGTTTGATGAACAGTTGCATGGCAACAATATGACCGACTTTTTTGCATCACGCCCAGTCGAATACAGCAAGAAAAATCAGAGCTTTGGTGAGGACGACTTGTTCTAATATATAACTTTAGATTATGAGTACAGAAGATATTTACTGGCTAAACAAAGACAGCCGAAAGTTCCTAAGCAGAGGTTATGTCCTTGAAGAAAACGGTGAAACTGCAGAAAGCCGCATGCGTGATATTGCTGTTGCGGCGGAAACACGATTAGGAATCGCTGGATTTGCTGACAAGTTTGAAAGCTATCTACACAAAGGATACTATTCACTAAGCAGCCCAATCTGGAGTAATAGCGGTCGTGAGCGTGGATTGCCAATCAGTTGTTTTGGTACATATATTGATGATACTCTTGAAGAGATTGCTGGTTATAAAATCGCTGAAATCTCCATGATGACAAAAAATGGAGGTGGTACAAGTGCATACTTTGGCGCGCTACGCGGCCGCGGTACTCCTATTAGCACTGGCGGAACAAGCACAGGCGCTGTTCACTTCATGGAGCTTTATGACAAACTAATGAGTGTAGTATCTCAAGGCAATGTTCGCCGAGGCAGCTTTGCAGCATACCTACCAATTGACCATCCTGACATTGAAGAATTCCTAAAAATTAAAGGAGAAGGCCACACCATTCAGGACATGAGTATTGGTGTTACTGTTAGTGACGCATGGATGAAGCGCATGATTGATGGCGATAAAGAAGCACGCAAGACATGGGGATTAGTCATCAAGAAGCGTTTTGAAAGTGGCTATCCATACCTGTTCTTTAGTGATACCGCAAACAATGGTGCGCCTCAAGTATACAAGGACAAAGGTAAACGCATCCATGCAAGCAACCTTTGCAATGAAATTTACCTGAGTACGTGTAAAGACGAAAGCTTTGTTTGTAATCTATCATCAATCAACCTTGAGCGTTGGGATGACATGAAAGATACTGATGCTATTGAAACGTTGGTATACTTTCTTGACAGTGTCATGACTGAATTCATTGACAAGACTGAAGGTATGGCGCACATGGATGCTCCACGTCGGTTTGCAATCAATCAGCGCGCATTGGGTGTAGGCGTTCTTGGATGGCATAGTTACTTGCAAAGCAAAGCCTTGCCGTTTGAGAGTATGGAAGCCAAGATGGAAAATATCGGCATCTTTAAAACACTTCGTGAAAAATGTGACTCTGCTACAGAGCAACTTGCGCAGATGTATGGCGAACCTGAATTGCTCAAAGGGTATGGGCGGCGCAATGCTACAACCATTGCAATTGCACCAACCACCAGCAGCTCATTTATTCTCGGTCAAGTTAGTCCAAGTATTGAACCTCTTAACAGCAACTACTTTGTTAAAGATCTTGCAAAAGGTAAATTCACATATAAGAATCCATACCTGACAAAGTTACTTAAGAGCAAAGCGTTGGACAACAGCGAAACATGGCGTGATATTCTTATTCATGGCGGCAGTGTTCAACATCTGACAACACTAACGGATGAAGAGAAAGCCACATTTAAAACCTTTGGTGAAATCCCTCAAAAGGAAATTGTTATACAAGCAGCTCAACGTCAACGATATATAGATCAAGGACAAAGTCTTAATTTAATGATTGCACCAAAAGCCAAACCAAAAGAAGTAAATGAACTAATGATTTTTGCGTGGGAAAGCGGAATCAAAGGATTGTATTATCAACGTAGTGCAAATCCTGCTCAAGAGCTAGCGCGCAGCATCATGACATGTTCAACCTGTGAAGCATAATGACTGAAAAACCATCATCAGCAGATAGCCTTTCACCATTCTGGTACGCAGTTGGAACGTTGTTTAGCGTTCCACTATTAGTAATCATACTATTGATTACGTCCGTTGCATTTTTATGCAGTTGGCCAATAGTTCCAATATTAGCTTATTATCAACGTAAAGAAGAATTAAAAGATAATGATTGAAACAAATAAATGTCCTGGTTGCAAACATGTGTATGAAATTGTTTGGGATGATGATAATAGCGAATATTATAATGATAATGAAGATGAAGATGAGCTAGACCAATTTGACGAATCAGAAGAGCTATATCCTGAGTATTGCCCTTTCTGTGGTATTCATCGTGATTATAATGGAGAGGTTGATTCGTCCGATGATGAATTACTCTGATATATAATACATGGATTGGTATTACAATGGAGAAGTATTTAGCGTTACACATGCGGTTGAAAAGATAGCTGAAGGTTACATCGGATTCATATATGAAGTAACTGACAATACCAATGGGAAAAAATATATTGGTAAGAAGCTATTAACTACAACTAAAAAATTACCGCCACTTAAAGGAACAAAGCGCAAGCGCAAAAAAATTGTACACAGTGATTGGCAAACATATTATGGAAGTAGCGAACTCGTTAAGCAGTTGGTTGAAGAACGGGAGGACACCTTCTCAAGAGAGATACTTGCGTTTGGTAAAGCAAAAGGCGAGCTGTCATACATTGAAGCAAAGTACCATTTTGACCGAGAAGTGCTCCTAAGTGACGATTACTACAATGAATTTATTGGCTGCCGCATTCATTCAAAGCATGTACAAAATTTGTGGAAAAAGTAATTTACATTCTTTCGTTTTTAGATTATAATTACATAACAACCAAAACAAAATGATTCTCATCGATTATAGTGGCATTGCCATTTCAAGTGTCTTTAGCCAAGCAAAGAGCAATAAGATTGAAGAAGACTTTCTTCGACATATTATTCTAAATAGCCTGCGCATGTATAACCTTAAGTACCGTGATAAGTATGGTAAGATGGTTATTGCCTGCGATGGCGGCAGCTGGCGCAAAGATTACTATCCACAATATAAAGCAGCCCGCCGTAAGAATCGTGAAGAAAGCAGCATGGACTGGAAGGAAATCTTCCGCATTCTCAACAACGTCAAAGCCGAAATTGTTGAGCATTTGCCATACACTGTAGTACAAACTGATAAGGCAGAAGCCGATGATGTTATTGCTGCACTAGTGGAAACCACTCAAGAATTTGGCAACTATGAGCCTGTCATGATTATTAGTGCGGATAAGGACTTTATTCAATTGCAGCGATATGATAATGTCGCACAATGGAGTCCAATGACCAAGAAGCTTATCACTGATAAAAATCCAGCAAGGTATCTGATGGAGCATGTTCTCAAAGGCGATAGCGGTGATGGCGTACCTAATGTTCTTAGTCCCGACAATACATTTACTGACAGCATTCGTCAAACAGCATTGCGTGCAACCAAGATTGACGAATGGATTTCAGCCGATAAAGCAGGCAAGCTGCAAAATGTTATGCCTGAAGAAACATATCGCAACTATATTCGCAACCGCACCGTGATTGATCTTGATTGCGCACCTACAGAGGTGCGCAATGCTATTCTTACAGAATACAATTCAGCTCCGGTTAAAAATAACAGTAAGGTTCTTAACTATCTGATATCCAAACGTTGCAACATGCTTATTAGCAGTGCATCAGAATTTTTTACCAAATAAACATATGATTAGAAGAATGAATGATAGGTTACCACATGAGGTATTTGAGTTGCTTGAAAAAACTACAAGTCTTGATGAACGTGTAGAGGTTTTAAGAAACAATTTTACACAACCAGTTCAAATGATTTTGCAGGCAGCATTCAAACCTGACCTTCATTTGGATCTTCCAGCAGGAGCTCCTCCATACAATCCAGATCCTAACGCAGCGGGATTGCAACCTTCTCCATTAAAACAACAAATTAAAATTTTGCCAAGCCTATTGAAACGAAATGATCGTTTGTCTAGTATTCGTAAAGAAACATTGTTTATTCGTCTTATTGAGGGAGCACATGCAAAAGACGCTATTATAATTATTGCAGCTAAAGATAAAAAGCTACCTGAATTGTATCCATTGCTTACGGAGTCTTTAGTACGTGCTGCATTTCCAAATTTAATTTGATATGACTTATACATTTAAATGTACGTCGTGTGAGCATGAATGGGACGCTAGTATGAGTATGGCAGACCGTGATGTTCCATTGACACAGCATTGTGTAGCATGTGCAGCAGAAGGGCCCGGCGTAATCAAACGCATCATTAGCAGTGCGCCTCGCATTTCATATGACGGTGCTCAAACGGTATTGCAACGCGCCGGTAGGGGATGGAACGATGTTCTGAAAAAAATCCAAAAGGCAAATGGCCGATACGCAAAGAAAAATATTGAAACACGATAACGCATATGGGAAAGAGTCGAAAAAGCAAAGGATCTAATGGTCGTAAGCAATCATATTATGATGACGACTATAACGCTGAAAATAAAAAACTCAAAAAGAGTAAACATTCTGATAGCCGAAAAGACAAAAGTGTGGAAAAAGGTATCTTTATTGATTGGAGTGCGCTATGAATGAGCGCAGAACTTTTGTGCATGATCCTGTTGAATTGGGTTATGCTGAGTTGGGCGATGCTAGCGTTCCAGGCACACGTGTATACGTTACACCTGAAGGGAAAAAGTATCCTAGTATTACAACCGTATTGGGTGCGCGCGGCAAGGAAGCTATCTATGAATGGCGCCGGCGCGTAGGTGAAGAAGAAGCTAACCGTATCACGCGGCATGCCTGTGCACGAGGAACGGCACTGCATACCATTGCTGAGAAGTATATTAATAACGAACTTGATATATACAAAAAGGATGAGATGCCCCATGTTGTAGCATTATTCCGTAGTATTCAACCAATCCTCGATAAGAACATTGGACGCGTTGTAATGCAGGAACGACCACTATATAGTGACCATCTTGGAATTGCTGGAAGAGTTGATCTAATTGCAGAATATGAAGGAAAACTTAGTGTCATTGATTTTAAAACCAGTAAGCGTGTTAAAACTCGAGAAGAGATTAGCAACTACTTTGTGCAGTCGTGTGCATATGCTATAATGTTTGAAGAGCGCACGGGTATACCAGTATCACGTACTGTAATTGTTATGGCTATTGATGACAATCCCGTTCCTATTGTATTTAAAGAAAAGCGAGACTCTTGGGCGGCTGAACTGCAAAAAGTAATTAAAGAATACAATACCAAAAAACTATTCGGACATGGATAATACAAAAACTAAAAACAACAAAGGCCTGCTTGATCTGCTAACAAGTGGACCACCAGACAGTTTCTCAAGCGATTATGGATGTGTACGTGAGTATTACCTGAGCGATGAAATTGGATCACCAAGTGAATATATCAGTTGGTTCCATGAGATTCGCAACTGTCGTGAAACTGATGCAATAAAGATTCATATCAATTGCCCAGGAGGAAACTTATTTACAACCATTCAATTCCTTCAAGCATTACAAGAAACTGAAGCACACATCATTGTAAGTGTTGAAGGCGCATGCATGAGCGCAGCAACACTTATCTTCTTGTCGGCCGATGAATATATGATTACCAATCACAGCATGTTCCTGTTTCATAACTATAGTGCTGGAACAGTTGGCAAAGGCGGTGAAATGTATCATGGCATGGTTCATGAGCGCAAATGGAGCACTGGATTGTTTCAAGACATGTATACCGACTTCCTTACACCTGAGGAAATTGTTGACATGACAAATGATAAAGATATTTGGCTGGATGCAAATCAGGTTCTTGAGCGCCTTGAAAAGCGCGGCAAGCTGATGGAGAAAAAAGCTAAAAAGGCTGGACAGCCCAAAAAAACTGAATCCAATTAAAGAGACGAAAAAGCCGCTGCAATTTGTTTTACAGCGGCTTTTTCTTTACTTGCTTTGTCCAGCCTTAATCCAGTTTCTCGCTGCAGCAATCAATTTGGGATGAGCAGCGCCCAATACAGTTTCCCATGAGTCGCCTATAAGAGGTTTTAATCCAGCCTCACGGAGAAAAGCATATCGCTTAGGTCGCCCGACTTTCAATAGGTTTGGGTTGAGGATAAAAAGTTTCATGCTTTCAGCAAAAACTTCATAAGCATTGGGCTCATACGGACTTACAGCCTTTTCGCCTTTGACTGCTTTCTTAATATGCTTTGAAGGTTTTTTAAGCATGTCATCAACATAATGTCCGCATTCATGAGCAATAACACCAGCGCCTGTCAAGTCTGCTTTGTATCCAGTATATGACCAGCAAAACCCAGGCGTGCGCACAGGCGTCAAAACAATTTTTTCATTCACGGAAATCGTCCCGCTGCCCCAATCATAAAATCCGTAATATGAAGTATTAGCAGCATTCACAATATACGGAATTGGGAGTTTGTTGATTTTACAAAAGGCGACAACAATGTCCCGCCCATACTTTAGGTTTTCAGGCTTTTTTTGGCCTGGGTGTGGGTATTCAATTCGCATCAAGATTATTATAAACCAAAAAGTGCAGCTTGTAAAGGAAAAAATATGACAAAATGCATTCCTCCGTAACTTGTTGATATTCAACAAAACCGCAAAATATGCATTTTATGGCAAAAAGTCCTTTACAGAGCACAAGATTTAGAGTATAATGATCTTGTAAGGAAACTAATATGACACCTAATTTTTACGCTAGTCTCGCGGGAGCACTTAGAGGAACACTGCTTTCTCTAAAATATAATCGTGACATTGCTCACCTATTGGACAATGAAGCGGATAAACTAAAAGCCTTTCAAGCGATTGTAGATAAGGCTATCATGCAAGCAGATAGGCAAAGTAAGGAGGTTGTTGAATGACACCTGTAGCGCCCAAAACAAAAACCACACTCGTCTTGACTGCAGGCTTTCAGGCCTGCGGATTCTTTAGTGCGCGCAGTACAGTTCGCAACATGATTGTGGGCGGCGTTAAAGCATATGACCTGTATGGCAATATTCATGATTGGGATAGCTGGATTGCAAATGATGAATATCTTGTGCCAGATCATCCAGCGTTGCGCAGTGTTGATAGCAGCTGGGCTGTGCCTACAATTGTAGTGATCCCAGGATGGTTTGGCACTTTTGGCAAGAGGCGCAATCGTGTCATCAACTTGAGACAGCTATACTATGTGTATGATGGCGAATGCCAATACTGTCTCAAAAAGATTCCATTTACGGCTGCAACACGTGATCATGTATTGCCACGCAGTCGAGGTGGAAGCAATGATGACAGCAACATTGTATTGAGTTGCAAAAAGTGTAACAGCAAAAAGAGCAACAAGTTTCCATATCAGAACATCAAAGGCAGCAGTGTCAAACCAAAGATTCTTAATGATGTGGAGTTTACAGCACTAAGTGAAAAAGTAGAGATTCGAGAAGAGTGGAAAACCTTCCTTGTATAAATAAACTATAATATGAATATCACAACTGCATATCGTCAAATGGCTCAAGAATCTTATGATGCGTCGATGGCGGCCGAACAAACGCAATTGGACGAGGCTGCAATTAAATCTCAAATCATTAAGGATGGTTACATATACTTTCCTGACGATGACGAACTATATAAGGTTAGCCCATACAAGCTTATTGGCAAAGCTAGTAAGCTAGGCGCACTTGGTGTGCAAAAGTGGTATAGCGTAAATGTTGCGACTGGTGAGGATCTTGATGACGCTGGCCTAGCTGAAATTGATGCCGATGAAAAAGGACGCTGGTTTACTGTTACTAAAAACATTAAAGACACCGATGCGGCGCTTATTTCAAGCGAACCCAATAACATTTACTTATAAATAAGGTACAATCTATGAATCCAAATATCTCAATCCCACCAACAGCAGCTGACGCATATCGTGCAATGTTAGCAGAACAAACATACGCTTCTCTTAAAGAAGTTGCGCTAACCGAAGTAAAACAGGTTACACTTAGTATTCCATTTCCTGGCTCCAACGAGAAAAAAGTTCTCGCCCAGGCTAAAGAGATTGGTGTTAAGAATGGATTTACCGTTCTTGGTGGTGAATATGACCGCTATGATGAAGCAGTATATGTCACAATCAAAGGCGATCTTAGCAAGTTAGCTAAATTTGTTAATAAGTGGATGAGCTCCGACGATAGTGACGAAGAAATTTTAAATGACTATAGTGAATCATATGATTCCTCTATAAATGAAGGAAAGATGGTCACATTGACTGTTCCATTTCCTGGGTCAAACGAAGATAAAATTATGGCTCAGGCTAAAACTCTTGGTAAGACTCATGGCTTTACTGTTCTTGGTGGTGAATACAACCGTTATGACAAAACTGTTGATATTGAACTTAAAGGCGATCTTAGCAAGTTAGCTAAATTTGTTAATATGTGGATGCGTACTGACGACAGTGACGAGGAAATTTTAAATGACTATAGCGAATCATATGATTCCTCTATAGCTGAAGAAACTGAAGCGCCTGATTATGGATTTGCTTCTAATCCTCCTAAAGTTAAGCTTAAGCAATTGAAGGCAGTCATTAAAAAAATTCCTGACAATAAAGTTGATTACATTGTACATGTTCTTGCGCGCCTTGCAAACTTTGAACAAATCAAAGAGATTATGAAGGGTATGAGCGTAAAGAGTAACTAATAATCTAATTATATAAATAAACTACAATCTATGGACAACAATATCTCAACTGCAGCCGATGCATATCGTGCAATGTTAGCAGAACAAACATACGCCTCTCTTGAAGAAGCTGCACATGAAGTGCTTTCAGAAGGTAAGTATATAATTTCAGTTGACAACTTAAAGAAATCTTTTAAAGCGCTTTCATCGGCTCAAAACGGCTTAGATGTGGCAATAAAAGACTATGATTCAATTGAAGGCCATAGCGGTCATGGTTCAGGCCATCATCAAGCTGGAACGGTTATTGTATATTATCGCAAAAAAATTAAAGAACATATCAATGCGATGATTGAAATTCAAGAGGGTTTAATGGAGCAAGGTGAAATGACAAAGCTATTGCAACGTGCTTTCATTGATGAATTGGAGGATAATGTTGAATCATTGCAAAAACAAATTGAATCTCGTGATGATAATAATTATATTCTTAAGACTCAATTAAGCTCACGTAAAGCAGTGCTCGCTAAAGCAAAAGCAGATCTTAAGACTTTTAAATAAACTACAATCTATGAACGACCACATCTCAATCCCACCAACAGCAGCTGACGCATATCGTGCAATGTTAGCTGAACAAACATACGCCTCTCTTGAAGAAGCAGCCGATGCCATTGAAAAAGCTGGTGGTAAACGACCAAAGATTGTAAAGGCGTAACAACAACTTATATAAATAAAGTATATGAACAACAACAATATATCAACAGCGGCCAACGCATACCGTGCAATGTTAGCAGAACAAAGAAACCAATTAACCGAAGCTTTTTCATATAAGGATAATGGTGATAAAAATGAACTCTCTAAGAAAGAAGTAAAGTCTATAATTGATAAGTTTTGCGATAAACACAATTTGACTGTAGATTGGTATCCGGCTGCTAAAGATAGATTAGGTTGGTTTAAAGATGATGGCGATTTAAGCGTCAGAGTTAAAAAAAGTGATGCAGATACTCCTTCGTCTCCGCACATTGTGATACAATTCTCATGGTATAATAATGGGATGTTGGTTGGTCTTCATGGCTATAAAGACAATCTTATGAAAGCTAAGCCTATTGATAAGGTTACATCTTCTGACGTTGAAGGCGCATTTGAAGCACAAATTGCTGGAGTAAAACCGGTTAAAGGTACTGTTGCTAAAATTAAAGAAGTTGCGCTTAAAACACTCTCTAAGATTAACAATGTTGATATTACAGCAGCCGATATTAAAACCGCAGAAGCAGACGTTGATGATGCTGGTATTACTCGCATTTTGATTCCTAGCACGTGTGTCATATACCTCTTGACCAATGCTGACATTAAGGAATATGAATTTGGTGATAGTGACAATGAAGACCTGTTCTCTGTAGGCAATGGACAAAAACTTGTTGTTGTAGCAATCTAATTGTATAAATAAAGCGTATGGTACAGGACAAACATAATAATACAGCAAACGAGCAGCTCGCAGGACCTGCGCCGTTCCGCTGCAGTATTATATCAAAGGGACTTCCGCCCGCATAGAATCCAGACACCGTAAATTTAAAACACTTACCTTTGTTCTGGAAACGGAACAAAGGTTTTTTATTTTTACATTTTAGACAAAAACTCCTTTACAAATCTCAATTTTTAGATTATAATAATCGCATAACAAACGGCAACAACAAGTTGCCCAACATTTTTTCAAAATCTCAATGCGCGCCTTGTGCTACAAACAAGGTAACGACCGTGGTTGAACGGCTTGGATCTGAAAAGAGATGCAATGACAGTAAGTTTAAATATGGAGCCGTGAGTCCCTTAGCGCACACCAATGCGCAACTCACAAATTTTCAAAACCTCCTGTAGCTCATCGGAAGAGCGGCTTCTTTATAAGGGGCGGGTAGTTGGGTCAGCACCAACCAGGAGGACCAATTTGCAAACGGACTCACGGAAAGTGGCGACGCACATGAGTGATTAAGTTCACGTCTTCGGATCAACATGACAAGTATGCCTGTAGAAGCTTTCCAAATTTTCACGGATATTAGCTCAGCCTGTTAGAGCGCTGCGTTTGGGACGCAGAAGTCGTAGGTTAGAATCCTACATATCCGACCAGCTTAAAGGAACGGTGGCTGAGTGGTCTAAAGTACTCCCTTGCTAAGGGAACGTGGCAGCAATGTCACCGTGGGTTCAAATCCCACTCGTTCCGCCAATCTCAAACCAATATATAAACTATATGAAACAAACATACACACTAGCAAGCAGCGAATTTTGCGGACCATGCAAGATGATTAAGAAGTATCTCGCAGAGAATAGTATCTCCGTGGCTGTGATCAATATGGAAGATGATCAAAAGTTTTTCATGGAAAACGGTATCAAGACTGTTCCCGTTCTCCTAAGCTCTGATGGCGCCAGATATGCTGGTGTTGATGCCATTCTGGGCCATTTTTCAGCAAAAGCTGTAACTTGTTGATTTTCAACGGCTAAAAATAAATGCAAAAACATGCATTTTTTCCTTTACAAAGCCGATTTTTTGTGGTATAATAATTCTGTAAGGCGAAACTAATTCCCCAAACCGAAGCTAAATAAGATCTGGATTTAATAATACTTTCTTGTTTACAAGTTGCAGAAATTAGTTTACAATTACAACACGATCAAACTGGTTGAGATTCAAAACCTCGGCTGATGCGATTCCTTCAAGGCAAAGTCTTGATTGTAGCTTGTTCTCCAAATATGATTGTTGCTAGGCGAAGGGCTAATAACCCTGCTGAACGGTGAAAATCCGTTCCGTTAATCACTACGCTCTAAATGAGGTTACCGCCTCGGAATGAGAAGCCCTAGTTAAAATCATTGAGGTCATGTTGAGTGACAATCATGTTTGGACCACAACATTTCTTTGACAACATTTTGATTTTGAAACCCAGGAGCATTCAGTCCCTGGTACCAAACAAGAAGAATGTGATTCCGCTCCTCGCTTTGAGTTGAAGCCGTTCACAAGTAAAACTTCACTGAAAACACTTTTAGGTGCTCATCCAGCTGATCAAGGCGGTGAGTTAAACGTGCGATCAGTACGGCCTTTAAATTTTAATAGCACGTTTGATTATTGCGGCGAGCGACTGCAAGACCAGTGGTCGCAATAATCAAAAGGAATTAGTGTAATACTTTTAATCGCGGGTTAATCGAGTGGTTCAGATAGGTGTCTCATAAGCATCTCACGGGAGTTCGAATCTTCCACCCGCAACCAATTTTGGGACGAAGGCAACTGTTAGATGCGTTGCGGCGGTCTGTAAAACCTCTACTTAAGAAACACCGTGGGTGCAATTCCCTCTCGGCCCACCATCCTTTATTGTTAAAGCATCTTTGGTTTGATGCTGTCCATATCGAGAACGGACTATGCCGGAGCATACGAACGAAGTACAAGTTCTATGGTGCAAACGGAAAATGCGCTCAAAGGCGCGCGAGGTGGTTCAATTCCACAGACAATAAACATTTTTGATTTTTGGGTAGGTATACCGTTAAGGAGACGGTTCAGACTGTAAATCTGACGCCGCAAGGCTCGCTGGGATCGTTCCCCAGACTGCCCACCAATTTGTATGAACAGCCGCTTTTCGTGTCTAGGGAAAAGCTCCACAATATCAAGGTTATGATATGGCGCTGGTGAAATTCCAGAACGGATTCAAATTTTTACCTGATGTAGCTCAGAGGAAGAGCATCCGCTTGATAAGCGGAAGGTCGAGATATCGTAATTCTCCATCAGGACCAATTGAGGATTAGCATAATGGTAATGCATCTGACTTTGACTCAGAACATAGAAGTTCGATTCTTCTATCCTCTACCAATTTATGGGCTGGTATGATCGAGCTGAGCTGATGATTGCATATTGCAATTGTTCTAAGGAACCTTAAGTGAGTTTGAATCTCACACTGTCCACCAATTTCAATGAGAGATTAGAGGTAAGTTGATATACAACACCTTCTATAGCATTATGGTAATGCGCCGACATGATATGTTGGAGATTCCCGGGTTCAAATCCCGGAGAAGGGTGCTCTAATAAACAACGAGGCGTCAGACCACGCCTACAACATTGAGAAAATTTTAATGGAGGTAAAGCTTTAATGGTGAAGCATCGAGCTTTTAACTCGAAGAACTGGGATCGTTACCCAGTGCCTCTACCAATTTCATGGGGTTGTAGCATAACGGTAATGCACCTGCTTTGCAAGTAGTAGATTGTCAGTTCGAATCTGACTAGCTCCACCAATTTCCCTTGGTATCTACCCGCAATTTGGGTATTGCTCACGAGTGTGAAGCAAGTCAGAAGTTAGGCTGGTCGCGACAGTAATCCTTCTGATGGCCAAGGCTCTTTTCGCGGGATTAGTTTAATGGTAAAATGATAGTCTTCCAAACTGAAGTCGAGAGTTCAATTCTCTCATCCCGCACCAATCACAATGGGCGATCTCTGGCATGGAGGTCTAAAAACCGAAAGGTATCCTCTGGGTTCGATTCCCAGTCGCTCCACCAATCATAACGGGCTGTTAGTAGAATGGATATAACGTTGCGCTACGAACGCAAAGATCTAGGTTCAATTCCTGGGCGGCCTACCAATTTTCGCTAATGTATTCGGGTACGATGCATCGGCAACTCTACCAGTGAAGCAAATCATATTTGCGAAGAATTCGTGACCAGTGAAAGTCGGTTTAACGGTAGAGCAATTTTAATACATAGTGTAAAGGCATAAGATATAAAAAGATGCATTAGGGTAATTGGTTATCCCGCCACGCTTTCACCGTGGAGATTACGAGTTCAAATCTCGTATGCATTGCCATTCTTTTGGGTCGTTCGTTCAACGGATAGGACTGAGGATTTCTACTCCTCCGATGCAGGTTCGATTCCTGCACGACCCACCATTTTCTGATACTGTGGTGGTATCGCTTACAGGAGTTTTCGGTCCCTACACTGTGTCTTTGCTACACGGAACCGATAAATTTTTGAAGATGTAGCTCAGCTGGTTAGAGCACTTGCCTGTCGAGCAAGACGTCGTGGGTTCGAGCCCCATCATTTTCGCCATTCTTTTCATTGGCCGTGTAGCCGAATTGGTATAGGCAGCGAACTTAAAATTCGTAATCTGTCGGTTCGAGTCCGACCATGGCTACCATTTTATAGCTTAAAGGTTAATGCAACAAACTCTGAAATTATGATTTGTATAAATACTTTTATGTTATATACAATCTATCAAGTAACCAATTTGCTTAACAGCAAGATATACATTGGAAAGCATCAGACAACTAATCCTGATGACTCTTATTATGGTTCAGGTGTTGCACTGAAGAAAAGTATTGCTAAACATGGTAAAGATAACTTTAAGAAGGCGGTATTATTTGTATTTCAAACCGAAGAGGAAATGAATGCAAAGGAAACAGAATTGATTACTGAAGAATTTGTTGCTCGTAGCGATACATACAACATGGGAGTGGGTGGTGAAGGCGGCGCTCATTTTAAAGGCAAATCTCATTCGGCTGAAACTGTTGAACGTATCAAACAATCACTTGGTTCTGATGAGAATAAACAAAAACTCATTGAAGCTGGACGTAAAGCAGGCTCTTTATCCAAAGGAAGAAAGTTAAGTGCAACTGCTCGACAGAATATGTCTGACGCTCAGAGAAAAGCTATCTCCGATGAGACCAAGAAAAAAATTTCAGAATCATTAAAGAAATTTAATGAAGAAAATCCAGGCCACCTCAAAGGTCTAGTAAAAAGAAAACGCAAACCTTTAAGTGAAGAAACTAAGGAAAAGCTTAGACAAATTCAACTTAAACGTTGGCAAAATAAAAGGCTCGTAGCTTAGCGGTTTTAAAGCGTTCGACTCATAATCGAAGGATCCTCGGTTCGAGTCCGAGCGGGCCCACCATTTTATATACCGTCTCGCGGCGTCACCGCTAGTGTGTTCACGAAAGAACGTAACAAAACGGCAAGTTGTTACCCATATGAAAGAAGCTTGTAGCGCAAGTAAAAATCGTAAGCCAAACGTTGAAGTGATGTTCAACAAAGGGTGCCCCGGCAGTTTGATGCCGTTATCTCGCAATTTGCTGGAGCATGCGTTAAGCATTGCGCAGAAGGCAAATGATGCAATTCGTTGCAGCGAGAATCATTTACTTTTATTGTTAAAGCATCTTTGGTTGATGCTGTCTGCCCAGACTATGACAATACACCGAACGCTGATCATGTTCAAGTGTGTAATGTAAAATGTGCTCATAGGCGCGTGAGGTGGTTCAATTCCACAGACAATAAACATTTTTACAATGGAAATCGGTGAGTTAGGTGCATATTAGGTTATGCATACAGGCTTGAAATTCCGTGTGGGTCAATATCCATACATTGTAAATATAAAAAGCCATATGAAGGTTACGGGCTTCCTTCTCCAGCTATAAGGATTCATATAGCTAGTGCCAGTCCTGCATAACGCATTGAGAGTGCATACTCTATGGACAAATTTTCAATGGCTAGAGGGAATCTGGCGAGTGAATTCATAACGGGGTGCGACTCCCCGAGATTCCACAAACACTCTAGCCACCATTTTTGGGTATCACTCCTCTGATAGGGAGAAGAAAAGAACAAGTCCCTGCGCTAGCAATGCAAACCCTAACACCTGAATTGACAGGAACCCACCTTTTTTAGAAGAGTAACATAACGGCAGTTATGGTTGAGGTTCGAATCCCCATTTGTTGGAAACAACAATCTGGCGACTTATATTGGTTCAATTCCAATCTCTTCTGCATTTTTAGATATGTAAAGGGAAGGACGTTCAGTTAGTCCTATAGTTTGCAAACTCCCGCAATCAAACTTTATGCCATATCTATTTTTCAATGCAACACGCAACCGTATAGGTTGCTTCGATATAGGAATAGTCATAAAAGCTTAATGACGTACCATATCTGAGAGGTTTTGACACCAGTGCTTGCTCCAATTTTAACATCGGCGTGGAAAGCAGACACGCAGGAAAATGTGGTTGGTATGAAAGTGCTCTTGGAGATACACCGAGATGAGAGCATGAGTAGGCCGACCTTGACCGAAGAGAAGAGCCGTGTATGGCGAGTAAACAGAATGCAAACCAACTCCGAATCGAGATTGAGAGGCATGTCCTGTTGGTAGTAATAACTACGTCTAATCAGAGTAGCGCCTGATATGTTAAACATTTTCTACTGCTCCAGCAGCGACCGTTCGCTACGGAAACTGTAAAGCATGGCTTACAACACTGGAGGAAGGAAGCCACAAAGCACCTGTCTGTTAAATGCGCGGTTCTTCCGCAATAGGGTGTAAAGATGACAGCCGGAAAGACGGCACAACGTCAGCAGGAAAAGCAGGTTCAATGCCTGTCGCGAATGGCCATAAACCTCAGCGGGCCGGTAGGGATCGGACTGACACCTTTATCTGTCGAGAATATCTACACACGGCTGTGAAGACCTATGCTGATGATCCGTCTGAGGCGATGTAAATCGCTACAAAGTGGCCCTTCCATGATTCAGCGAAGATGCTGTATATACGTGAGGGGTATATGCATATACAGGTCTGACAGATAAACAATTTTTGCGTCCTATGCGTTTTCTCACCGTTTTTGCGACGATGCAATTGAAGCGCAATGAGCGGAAAAAACGGATCAGGTTAGAGGTTATCCAGTAAAAACCTCACCAATTTTATGACAAACAAACAAGTAACATTATACAAAGGAACTCGTGAAGAGTTTGAAGCAAAATATGAAGATTACAAACCAGTGGGAAAATCATTCAAAGAACAATTGGATGCTATTCAATCTATTGGAATGGTATTTTATTTTTTAGAAACATCAACTAAGGATGAAGAAGGTAATTATCTAATAAATCGTTTAGTTGAAAATGATTTCATTATAATCGCATCATAAACAATTTTGCGGTCATTGAGGGGTATTCGTCACTAAGACGTTTGTGCAAGGTAGTCAACATAAAACGCACGATTCAGCGATGAGTTAATGCAGTTGATAGAAATCGAGTCTTTCGAGGCGATTATTCGGTTGGGAACACATTGCACGATATAGCGACCTGAGCCGCAAACCCATTTCCAATTACCTGACTGCAAGCGGCTATACCTGATAAAGTAGTGCGCAGTAGGTCAGGAATTGGTCAATTTTATGAGAGGATCATACGGAGATCGCTAGGCCCATAGTCTAGAGAGGAGGTTAAATTCCTTCCCCTCATAATTCGTATTCATACGCGATAAAGTATGACGCTGCTAAGAGTGTATCCTTAGATAGTCCCAGCCCTGGATGAGTCGTAGGCCGTAATGCTATGGGCACATCATTTTCTATCGTGCGTTTTGATCGCCCGAAGTATTCGAGGAAAACAGACTGGAAGGTAGTCTATATACACATTGAGTATGTAGGTGTTCGGCGAGACAGTACTTGTAGAAAAGTGAAGAGGGATCAATGAAAAGTGAGAGTCTGCAAAACGACACCACACCTCTTCAGCGATAGAAAAACTTTCGTATATATAACTATACAAATCCACTGTACCCTAATGGCAAGGGACCGCACTGTTAATGCGGCGTATATCCGAGAGGATTATGAAGGTTCGAGTCCTTCTGGTGGAGCCCTTTATTATTAACGACTTATATATAATGGCTCATACGCATAGAAAGCGATGCACCGGATTTGTAACCCGGATAGGAGTGTGCATGTCACTCATGAGCCTCCACTTTTATGCAGGCGTTAGCGTAGCGGCCGAACGCACCTGATTTACATTCAGGCAATCACCGCAGGTTCGAATCCTGCCGCCTGTACCATTTCATAAGATGTATATATACTTTATGAGAAAATTCATTTTGTTTTTAGCGCTGATGGCTGCCGTTCAATCATGCGCACCACAAAAAGAAACGCTGTTGTTGTCAAACCCACCAGTTGCACAGCTTGTGGCTCCATCGGTTGAAAAAGCAATCAGTGTTAAAAACAAAATCAACAAAACGGTTGACTCACAGCGTGTTAATATAACAGCGGTTGACTCTGACATCAAACAGTCTATAGCGTATGCAGTGTTGGTCAAACCATACACTGATGTGGATGCAAATGGCACCACGCATTATTCAGCCTTGATTCGTTACTTAAATAGTGCCGACACACATATACAACTGCTTACAGCTGCAAACACAGCCTTGATTGCCGATGAGCAATCGCTGCAAACTCTTTTGGATGCTAGTTTATCAGCCGCACAAAACAAGGATGCCGAAGCTGCGTCACTGATTGCAGCTGCCGCTAATAAAGACTTAGTGATAGCTGAAGGTAAGATCAAACTTAATGCCGCGCTTGCTAAAGCTCGTGTGTTAGAGCTTGATCTTGAAAACGCTGCAGCCTATAAGAAAGGCGTGGTTGCATTGGTTGCTCTAATTTTTCTCTATTTTATTTTCCGAGCAGTTGCTAGCATATGGTCGCCATTCTCTAAATTTTAATATAGTATAAATACAATTTCTAAAGGGGATATAGCTCAGCGGTAGAGCAGATCACTTGCACTGATAAGGTCTGCAGTTCGATCCTGCATATCTCCACCAAATGCGTTGTTCGTCTAATGGTAAGACTATTGATTCCAAACCAATAAACGTGGGTTCGATTCCTACACAACGTGCCATTTTTCCCTACTTAGCTGAGGCGGATTAGCGCAAGACTGAAAATCTTGAAAGGTTGGATCGTTACCAACAGTAGGGGCCATTTTTTTATATACGGAAGTTGTCCGGTTGGTCGAGGACACTGTCTTGAAAACGGAAGAGGGCGACGAGCTCTCCGTGGGTTCAAAGGTTCGTTTTGTATAAATAAACCCATGGACTATAAGCGAATCTATAATGACCTTATTACATATCGTCAAAATAATGTATTGTCTAATGGTTATATTGAAAAACATCATATAATTCCAAGATCGTTAGGTGGAAGCAATGATAAAGAAAACATTGTTTCATTAAGCGGGAGAGAACATTATATTGCACATTTATTACTTGCTCGATTTAATCGTTGTAGTAAAACGGCATATGCTCTTTGGATGATGCAGATGAAAAATTCTAAAGATTGTGATCGCCCTCGTATCAAGAGCGGCAGAATGTATGAATGGATTCGTAAGGAAATCATTAAGTATACTTCAAGGAATAATAGGATTACATCTAAAGGCGAACGTAATAGCCAACATGGTACACGTTGGATTTGTAACATCAAATTGCAAGAAAACCGAAAGGTGAGTAAAGACGAACTTATTCTTGATGGATGGATTCTTGGGCGTAATAAATGGGTTGTCAGTACTTATGTTCCAAAGAAATATATTAACATATGTAATTTAGTTCTTCAATCAAATTCACGTATTATTTACGGCGAAGATATTCCCGATGGATGGGTAAAAGGAAAAAATAAATGGTTAACCCGTAAAAGAAAAGATACCAAGACTAGAGTTAAGAAAACTAGAGCCGAACTTAAATTTTTAAGTGATGAAAAACTCAAAGGATTGGCAAAAACATTATGGGCTGAATTTTTTATTAGTAATCATGAGTCTCTTAATTCTTTTGCAAAAGAAAAAGGCTTAATAAGAATGACAATAAAAGGATGGTTTAAAAAGTATATACCTGAGTATCCATCAGATATTACAACCAAATCATTAAAGAAACATATAACGGGTACTTAACCAGAACGGCTTCTGGGACCGCCTTGAAAGCGAATCGTGGGATTATATCTCATGGGGATCGACACCTCAGGTACCCGCCATTTTAAAACCATATCTTTATAAGAAAAAGGATAATGTTGAATTTGGCGTTTAATGCAAGTGTAGCCCAATTGGCAGAGGCGACAGATTTAGGATCTGTATAGTGTAGGTTCGAGTCCTATCACTTGTACCATTTTTTTATACGCACAGAGGGTGACTGGATAATCGACAGCCTGCAAAACTGTTTTTAGTGAGTTCGATTCTCACCTGTGCGTCCATTTTAAACTTATTGTCAAAATCAAAATGTTATAAATACGGTATATGAATATATTTTCGTCATCATACATCGACAGCATGATTGAAGACGCCGCGGCCATTCTTGAAGGCAAGACGCCAGCAGAGCGCAAACAATTCCTGCGAGATCGAGTGCAAAGCTTACGTGATCGCATGGATAAAAATAAACAAAAGATGCGTGACTCTTCACTTGAGCCTGAAGAAAAGAGCCGCCTTAAATTTCAGAATGATGCTATGACTAAAGAAATCACATGGCTTAATAGCAAACTCAATGCACCAACCGTTTAATATAAATAACTAACAACCAATTATGAAACCATTCCATTATCACGAAGATCCAATGTATGCTGCAGCTGCAGCAATTCTCGCTCAAAAAACTGTATCTGAAGAAGCAGTACAACTCGATGAAGGCGTAGAAGATATTGCAGCTGCTGTTGCCAATTTCAAAAAAGGTGACAAAACAAACTTTGGTGTAGTTACCGATGTTTCTTCCACTAGTATTAGCTTTAAAGCAAAAGACCTGCCGGTTACAAAGATCGCTTTTAACCAACGCAAGATGGGCAGCAAAGATTTTGTACTTGATAAACTGGTTAAACTTAAAGAAGGCGTTTCCCTTGAAGAAGGTGTTATTGAATTACAAGAAGCCGTTTCAATCCGTTTCATTGATGACCTAATTGATGCGGCTAACAAAAATCAAAGTAAAAATAAGCAATTGCGTCAAGGTCAAAGTATGATGATTGCTTTGAAGGACATGAACTCAAAATTGTATTCTGATGTTACTGGTACCGATTATGATCCGTTTTATAATGATAAGAAAATTCCAGCATTACTGAAACATTTAAATCCTAATTGGAAGTTTTCTGATCTGGACGAGATCATGAAAGAAGCTATGGCTATGGGTATGGGTACAGCAACCATCACTGCTCCAGGCAACAAGTTGCACGGCAAACAAGTTAGCATCTTCCACAAGTTTGACGATGGTCGCCTTAATGTTCAATACGCAAAGAGTGACAAGAAGGGCGATGTGATTAATCTCACACTCAACAAAGGTCAATACAAATTGGATGAAGCTGCGCTCAAGCAAAGTTTACCAACTAAAGAAAACAAACAGCGCCTTGAATCATTTATGAAGAAGTTTAATGCGCTTCGTGACGCATTTCCAGATGTAATATTTCGCGGTACACACGATGAAAAAGTTGAAACAGGTTTAATTGATGATGACAATATCGTTCAATATCTTGGATCAAAGATTCCATTAGTTCACAAAGGAAAATAAATACTAATATGAATAGTTTTGCATACAATATAAAAGGTGACGCACTTCTTAAAGCTGCGGAGTCAATTCTTCAAGATTCTTTACAAGAAGCAGATATTAAGAGAGTCAAATATGACTTAGTTATTGCTAAACTTAAAGACGGAATTTGGGACACATCATATGATGTAAAACCTAGAACGCATCTTGAAGTTATTGACAACAAAGGACAATATAAACTTGATGAATCGCACAAAGTAGGTTTTCCATTAACTAAAAAAGCAATCACAGCTGTAGCCAATTTAGATCATGACGAATTTGAAGAATTTCTTGGAGGTATCGCTGATTATTTTCATGAATTAGATGCCGGAGATGAAGGTATCAGTGTTCGCGTGACTACGCAAATTGCTATACATTTTGAACAGGCATATAAGATCTGGAAAAACCGATAATAAGTATTTTCAAACAAACCTCCCGCGCCTCTGCTTGCATGCGAAATTCGGGAGGTATTTTTTTGTCTTTATATATAAACTGTAATGATTGCATACCGCGACATTACAAATTAACACAAACACACAAAAACAAATGAATAAAAACGCATATGAAATTCGCCTTGAACTATTAAATCTTGCGCATGGCGATTGTCAAAATCGCTTCTATGAAAAGCTTAACTTGCTTAAAGAAGCTGACAACCGTAACTTTGACTCTTATCTTAGAGCTGTTGAAAAAGACACTCCTGATACTGTAAGATTATCATTCATTAGCGAATGCACAGCCGAAAAGATTGACGCATTGCTTCCTAGCAGCGCTGAAATTATTACGCGAGCTGAGGAACTATACCGCTTCATTGAAGGCAAGTAAAGCATTCGCAAACACACAGAAGTTTCATAGCAAAACCTGCTATGAAACTTTTTTCATATCTGCAGCATTTTTCCATTTACAACTTGACCCAAACATGTTACAATAATCTCACAATGAAAATCAACGCAACTAAAAAGTTTGAAGCTGAAATAAGTGAAGCTGAAGTAAAGCGCATTGCAGTTCAATGCATACGTGACGCTGTCGGCTGGCATACCGATCACTATGTTGAGAACGGCAAACTTTACATTAGCAAAACCATGAATACCTCTCACCGTTGGACCGAAGAAATTGTGGTTGGTGAAGCTTCGCCCACCGACATTGCAGCTCAACACGTTATCAATCAAATTTTAAAATCTTAGTGCCTGTTCCGGTTTCGACATGATTCACAGGCGCTGCTTGCAACCAAAAGTCTGCTCGACTCTAAGAGCACAAAGACAAAAGGCGAAAACACACTCGCATTAGCTGCGTAAGCTACGTCACTTCACAGACTCCTCTATGTGAATGTGGCGACGACAGAGGATAGCTTGAGTGTGCAAATACACTCTAGATTGAAGCATTCAAATATGTTTCCCAGATTCTTGGATTGAATATAATCAGGCACCGATGAAAAATGTGTTCTATAGTTGTAGAAGAGTAGCGTTAATGTTTCGTGGACGGGGTTCGACTCCCCCAGGTACACCATCTTTTTAGGTTCAATTTTGCTCAGCTCCAGTATAAATACTTATATGAAAGTATGTAAACATTGTAACAGTGAATTCATTGCTACCGAAATTCATAAGTCATTTGCAAATCATGTTAGATGGTGTAATAAAAATCCAAATAGCACTGATAGCAAATGGTCTAATGGTGCAGATTCACGATTGGGAATCTTTTCGGACTTTTCAGTTAATTGCTGTAAATGTAATAAAGAATTTACCGTTAATGAACGTGAAAAACTTTTTCCCAAAAAAGAAAAATACTTTTGTTCACGTTCATGTGCAAATAGCAGAATATTTACAGACGAAACTAATTCTCTTAGAAGTCGATCGTGTTCTGCAGCGTCTAAAGTATTATGGCAAAATGCCGACTATCGAAAAATGATGGGGGAGCAAATGTCAAATAGCAAAAGATTCACAAGTAAAAACGAAGTTTTAATCAGAACATATTTTATTGAAAATTATGTAAATGATGAATGGACTTTTGGCGGAATAATTTCACATAATGGTTATAATCTGTCACGTGATTTATATTCTAACAAATTAAAAGTATGTTTTGAATATGACGGCGTATGGCATTTTAAAGACATACATGGGCAATTGGAAACTAAACAGATTAAGGACGCCGCTCTTAATGATTGGTGTAAACAAAACAATTATCGTATGATTAGACTCTCTGAAAGTTTTGCTGCTAAAAATAAAGATTTTATTTCTATACTTGAAAACTTTATTTACAATGAAAGCGGAAATAAGAATTTTGGGAAAGAATACATTTTTCCTTTACATACACACACCAGTTTGATACAATAACAACATGAGATTAGGGTTAGTTTGCATCAGTGAGATGCTTAGAGATGAGAAGAAGTTGAGCGCCAAAACAATGACACGCAAAGGATTCAATGCACTGCCTCGTGATGCCGCACTAGCGCTGTTGAGCGCTCGTATTTTGCACAATACCACAGTTGTATATGCTACACTTGGCGGCATGGTTGGGCGCGGCATTTTGCACTATCGTATTAGCAGCTGTATTTTTCCATGTGTTACCGATGCTACACTAAACATCAAGCTCGAAGACTTGCCTGACATTGACGCTATTCGAGCTAATCTTCGTGGTGCTGGTGATCTTGCGCGTGCAATGAATATCTCACTAAGTTGTCATCCAGATCAGTTTAATGTATTGTCGAGTTACAATACCGATGTGATTGATCGTAGTATCAAGGAATTGAATCATCAAAGCAACGTGTTGGATATGATGGGTTGCGCCCAAGATCTTAGCAGCCCAATGTGTTTGCATCTCAACAAGACGCCTGATCTCAAGCGTGAAACGGTGCAGGATTATCGTGAACGTTTCTTGCGCTCATTAAGCCGATGCAATAGTGGAGTGCGCGCACGTCTTGTATTGGAAAACGAAGACAAAGGCTATTGGACCACTGAACAGCTGCATCGCTGGTTTGGTGCACATCGCGCATTGGTATATGACAACCTGCATGACCGCTGCAATCCTAGTATTGACCAAAACATTGCGGTATCACTATTCCGACAAACATGGAGTAATCATACGCCAGTGTTTCATTGGAGCGAAGGCACTGACTCAAAACCGCGCAGCCATGCTGAGCGCGCTAGTCACCTACCGCAGATTGTTTCAGCCAACTCTGACTGCATCTGGGAAGTGGAACTTAAAGACAAGGACTATGCAATTGTTGAAATCTTAACCAACCTATTATGAAAGAATTATACTACCGCCTCCGTGATCGTTATGACTGGTGGATTTACCGTCGTGCATATCGCTCTCTCGCCCGCATGAGCGTCAAAAGCCCAGGATTCTCCTATCTGATGCAGTTACATCTTGAAGAATGGAATGGGAAGCGGCCGCTTCCCGATCAACTGAAAACTGCCGCGGAAAGCTTCCATGCTAGCCTGAAAACTGCAGAAAAAGCCGTAACTCGTTGATTTTCAACAAAAACCTTAAAAGATGTAAAAATATGCATTTTTGTTGAAAAAGTCCTTTACATTCTACTTTTTTTAGTGTATAATAATCCTGTAAGGCAACCACCATGAATCACACCACCTACCAAACCCTCGATGCAGTCAAAGCTGCAGTCTCCGCCGGAGCCACCGTTTACTGGAGCAATCCTTCGTATGTTGTCAAATTGAGCAAGTCAGGTGACTACAACATTATCTGCTCAAACGGGCATGTTGCTTATATGGGAAATGCCTATACTGCAAAAGATTTTTACGCCATTGCTTAATTTTTATCTAACCAACACTAAGATGCACTGGAAAACTAAAGAGAAGATCACTCGGCTTATCAATGAGAAGCTTGAAGCATGCCCACGCAACAAATCAGTGTGGGGCAATTTGACCGCAGAAGAACGGGCGGTCTACAATGAACGCTTTGGTCCGGCGGACCGTACATATCCAATTGACTGGATTATGAAAAACCGCTAATACTTTTTATGAATACCGCCACACAAATTAAAGATCAGGTCATTAGCCTATTTGAAGTTCAACAACCCAATGGGCATATGTTGAGTACAACTGTAATGAAGAAAGGTAAGAAGCTGATTACAGGAACATCTGTCAAAGGCACTTTTTTTCGCAATGAATGGGCTGTCAACCTGAACAATTATGCTTCACTCAGTGAAGCACTTGATGACCTATACGAACAAGTTAAAGATAGCGCTCACGCTATGAACAGCAAACACCAATTGCTTTAATATTAAAAAAATATGAACGCTAAAAAAGAACTCTTAGAGCACGCAGCTGGTCGCACTATACAATATGTGGAAGTCAAACATTGGCATTCATATGATGAAGAAGTTGTGATTTCCGGTGAACGGGGCGACGTATTACCGCATCTGAACTTTGAATATGATAACGGCTATGGCTGCCAACATCTAGAAGGAACCGTTTGGTATGCTGACGGAACATGGTCAGAGCGCGTAGAATATGATGGCTCGGAATGGTGGGAACACCGTGAGCGCCCACCATTGCCAAAGTAATGCTGTAACTCGTTGATTACCAACAAAAATGCAAAAATATGCATTTTTGCTGAAAAAAGTCCTTTACAAGTGGGATTTTTTAGTGTATAATAATCTTGTAAGGCAAACCACCACATCATGAGTTTAGAAAAAGCAATCATTCACCGGAAAGAAAATCGCAAACCATATCGCGGCAGCAAGGCATTTGATTGCTCTTGCCGCAACCACGGCAGCTGCGCCTATTGCGAAAGCAATCGTACGCTCTTCGACAAGAAAGCTCGGATGCGGGTCGAGGGTCAAGTGGATGAATGGTTTGGTTATTGGAACCTTCCAGACCCGTACGATGCCTCGAGCGATGCATACGATGAGCGTCTCAAGCAAATTGACGTTGACCCTTGGGACTTTGAGACACGTCGAGAATTAGATATCTAAACACAAATAAAATAAGCATATGAAACCACAATACATTGAAATTGATGAAGGCGGCAAAAAGCGTTACTACTCTGACCGACATATGACTATTGCACATCGACTAGATGGGCCAGCAGTTGAATATGCTGATGGAAGTAAAGAGTGGTTTGTTAATGGTAAGCTTCATCGTACTGATGGTCCAGCAATTGAATGGGCTGATGGAGGTAGAGCATGGTGGCTAGATGGTAAGCTTCATCGTCTTGATGGTCCAGCAGTTGAATATGCTAATGGAAGTAAAGCATGGTATGTTGATGGTAAACGTCTCACTGAAGAACAATTCAATGCTCTCACAGCACCAACACTAGAGTTGACACTTGAAGACATTGCTGCTAAGTTTGGTGTTGATGTTGGTAAGATCAAGATTGTAAAGTGACAGGAACAATAATATAATAAAAGTATGCAAGAACAATACATCGAGACATTAAAGAACGGTACAAAGAAGTACTACAAAGACAAAGCTAAGACAATTCTTCACCGTGAAGACGGTCCAGCAATTGAATATGCTGATGGAGGTAAAGAATGGCTAGTTGATGGTAAGTATCATCGGCTTGATGGTCCAGCAATTGAAAGCGCTAATGGTAAAGAAGCATGGTGCATCAACGGAGAATCTATTTCTGAGGATGAGTTCTTCAAGCGTACCGATTGGCGTGAAGACCAACACATTGTAGATCTTCAATACCTGCGTAATTTACTCTCCATTGGCACAGTTGACACAGCTGACACAGCTAGCGAACTTCTCAAGACAAGCCTCATCAAGATGGCCCTAGACAGTGTCAATGAAATGCATCGCGTCGCGATGGAGGAGAAGAGGGCTAACGGATTTGTTGGATAAAGGGAACACCGATATAATAAAAATTATGATTACAGAAAAAGAAATTGAACAAAAAGCAAATGATGCATTAAAAAGTTTGGAAGCTAAGGTTGACAAATTAAATGATGGTAGCAAACAAAGTAAAGTAATCATTTGGGTTATTGCTGCAGTGATTGCTGTAATCATCATTTACTTTAAGCAACACTAAATTTATGGAAAAATTTGCAGTTAATTTTGACCGCTTTAAAGAAGAAGTATTGTTTGAATGTATCTTGCACGGCAGCTTAGTTGCATGTCAATATTCATTTGAAGATTTTTATACACACAATGGAGAACCAAAAAATTGGAAGGATGACTTCCTATCGGACGTTCATGCTTGCCGACGTATAGAATATGGTGAAGAAATTTTCTTTGTGAATCGTGATACGGAGATTGATAGTATCCGTTATATTTTCCACGGGGGCAAAGTATATTCATTCGATTCTTACTATACTGACTGTCCCATCTTACAAAGAATCTTAAAATGAGCATTCTTTGGTTATTGAAATTTTTAATTGCTTTTGGATGCGCATGTTGTATTTCGTACTGCACAGATTCTTTACATCGCAAAATTAAAATCATTGCATATCTGACCATCGCTTTATACTTCACATTACGTATTATTGAATAATTATGAAACACAATTTATGAAAATCACAGAAGAAATTATTAAAGAGTTAGATGAATTAGCAAGCTGGGACGGTTGCGAAACTGGAGGTTATTGCCATATGCTACTTGAATTGCGTGAATCATATTTACCTACATATTGCTCTATTGAATTTGCAGAGGCTTTAGATACAGAATTGATTGTTTTGTATAATTCTTTTAAAGAATTTAAAGCTGATGAAGATGAGTTGACCGCTGAATTGTCATATGCTGACAAAAGAGAAAACGCTTTAGATAAACTAACTGATGAAGAAAAGAAAATCTTAGGATTGATTTGATATGAAAACAAAATACAAAATTATTAAAAGTGAGGGATGTACATCATTTGGCACTACGGTGAATGGTCAAAACGTTTATGGCGAATTTGAACCAATGTGCGAGTCTCAGATCAATGAGTTTGTGGATTATCTCTGCGAGAAATTCAAGGAAGAGTTAAAAGATAATACTGTCAGCCTTGACGATTTGATTGGTTGTTTCCAATATGACTCTTGTGAAACTGAGGATGGTTACTGTGAGACATGCGGTGATTCTGTGACAGAAACTACTTGGAATATTTAACATTTTCTTGTTTACCTTCCGAAGGAACTATGTTAAAATAATCATATGACGAACGAACAATACCTAGATAAACAAAGCAATCGCACTAAAACTATCAAAGAAAAAACCATGAATCCTGAAGCACAACGGATCGCCATCGCGAAAGCGTGTGGGTGGGAAAAAATACCATTACCAAAAGACCTTGGATGTGGAGCATCTGCGCCAGAGAAAAAATGGTATTTAATCCATCAACTCCCCGACTACATCAACGACCTCAACGCGATGGCAGCAGCCGAGTCCATCATCATCAAGGCTGGGGCGCAAACCATTCGGCTTTATGAGGACGCACTCCAAAAGTTTGTTGCTAACATCGTATTTGCCACCGCCGCACAACGCGCAGAAGCTTTTCTCCGCACCATTGGCAAATAGAAGATAACGGAACTTTGGTATAATAATCATATGAAAGACAGTCTATCACTTATGCAAATCAACGACCTTATTGAATATGAAAAGCTTCATAGTTTCGTTCGTTTAGTAGCATCTGGTCCTCGTCCAGATGGCACGTACAACTACTGCCGTGACGCTTTGCAGCGACGAGCAGAAAATGTCTTGGCTGACATTAAAAAAGTAAGAAATGAAACCATAGAAAGTATGGGCTAAATGATTAACATCGACACATTTGAAATGATTTTCGCTATACCTGTTTTGATCGCAGGTTTTTGGCTTATTTACGACTCTTTTAAATAACAATAAAAAAATGATTCACACATACAAAACCAATCCATTGAGAGTGTTTAAGCACCCCTCACTAATCTTTAACAGTTTCTTCTGGTGGGATTTGAAATATCAAATTTCTGCATCGTTTAATCCACGACAAAAGTGGTTAACCAAAAGCATTCCAAATACATGGTGTGATAAGACAACACTCATACCACATTTGCTTTTTGAGTGTCTTATTCATTATGTAGAAAAGGAAGAGGGTCTTCGGGATCAAACAGACTGGAGTGAGGATCTTAAAGCGGGATACGTGTCTCAAGAATATATTAATACTTTAAAAACAAGAGACACTCTTCTTCGTGCAGTTTATAACTACGTAAAGACTGAGCGTACAGAACTTGAAGCAGCACACGACAACTCTCATCCAATTCCGTTATGCCCCAAAAAAGATTTATTCTCAATGAGAAGTTGTGATGATGTTTATGGAATGCCATACGCAGAAGCATATGCCGAAACAAATCGTCTCGAAAAACTAATCGAAGAAAAAGACTTGTGGGCCATGAACATCATTGTTCAATATCATCAATACCTTTGGACATAATATGTGTTTTATAATTATTATAATCCTGCTATGCATCATCATTTACAAAGAAAATAATTCATGACCGTAAAACAACTGATTGAAAAACTAAGCGCTTATGATCCAGAAACGATGGTTATTGTTTCTGGATATGAGGATGGAGTCAATGAAGCGGAATATGCAGCTGACGTTAAGATTAAACTTAATGTGTATACCGAATGGTATTATGGTAAACATGAAGTTGCTGATCGTGATGATGATCCGTTTGACTGTGAAGCAATTTATATTCATTAAATTATGACAAACCGAGAAACAATTAAATTCCGAGTCTGGACTAAAAAATATAAACGATGGTTGAGTGCCGATGACGGAGGTACACACGCTAGTAGTAACTGGGTACTTGATATTTTTACTGGAAAAATCGTAGACTATGTAAACTGCAATGGTGAGTATATACCATCACCAGAACCAGATCATTACTTTGATGGACTTACACACATCAATGAATCTCCTCTCGTCATTCAACAATGCACTGGTCTAAAAGATAAGAATGGTATAGACATCTACGAAGGCGACATTTTAGAAATTTTTAATCACTCTCATCACGAGGAGGTTGAATATGAACCTGAAGGGAGCGGTTTTGGATTTTTTGCATATGATAGTGCAAATCGAGATTGCGGTGCATTTCAATTTCTTAGCGATTGGACCACCTCTGAAGGCTATATGATTGTTGGCAACATCTTTGAGAACAGTGAACTATTAAAAGCATGAGAAAACTAAAATTTAGAGTGTGGTCAAAGACCTCAGAGAAGTTCTTTACAAAAGATGAATGGTTTTTTGATTTTGATGGTGATTTATATTTTTTAGATATTGTAGAAAATGATATGATTAGAGTCCCTGACAATGAATATCTCGTTCAGCAATATACTGGCCTAAAAGATAAGAATAATGTTGAGATTTATGAGGGAGATATTGTAAAATATCACGAATGTCCATTGGCTCCTGTTGTGTTCTCCCCATTTGTTGTTGGGTTTGTCTTAAACACGTCTGGTAGACATGCAATCGGCGACGATAAATATGGTAATTATATTCCCTTGGTGGCTAACTGCCCAAAAGAAGAGAATGTTTATTATGAAGTTGTTGGCAACATCTTTGAGAACAGTGAACTATTAGAAGCATGAACAGAGAAATTAAATTTAGAGTCTGGGATAATCAGAGTGATTTTTATTGGGGTGAGGGAGAGGGAATGGATTTTAAAAAAATAGCTTTTAATTTTTATGATGCATTGTTTACTGATGAATCAAGATTTGTGTTTGAACAATACACTGGTCTAAAAGATAAGAATGGCGCTGAGATTTATGAAGGCGATATTGTAAAAGCGACATCTGATCAATACATAAATGAAAACTTTGTTGGCAAAGTGATTTTTGATGAAGGGTGTTTTTTTAACTTGGATTAATAAAAATGATATTCGGGGAATTTGGGGCGAGGAGGATATTGAGGTAATCGGCAACATCTTTGAAAACACTGAGCGTATTAGAAAAAGCATGAGCGTATTTGAAAAAGATAAAGAAAGAATGGGACTCCCGAAAGATGGCCAAAAGATTACATTTACTCAACCTTGCACGCACGCATGGTTTACCAATGTAGTAGACGATCAAAAGTATCTTGTCATTGGACAGGAATATACCGTGCGTAAAACTCAACTTAATTCCTCTTCGTCATATGTTTGGCTAGAAGAGATCGAGCCTTATGACGCTGAACGTGATGTGCCATTTTTCAATATGTGGAGTTTCGATTGGGAAGGTAAAAAATGAGCTCATTGGATTCCATGAGCCAAAGTATTTTCGCTTTTTATGTAAAAAGATGTGTACAAAGGCCCTGAATACGGTAGGATACCCTTGTAACTGCCAAAAATCCTCGGAATCTGCAAAATCTTGCGGCCCTAGGATTTTTTATGCCTCTGTAACTCGTTGATTACCAACAAAAATGAAAAAATATGCATTTTTACTGAAAAAAGTCCTTTACATGTGGGATTTTTTAGTGTATAATAATCTCGTAAGGCAAACCACCACATTATGATTACACTCGCTCCAAAATACAAGAAACATTCCCAATATCTCGGAAAGACAATTTATAAACGTCTCCCGAACACTGGCACCAGCGGCGGAATGTGGTTGGCAGATTCCACTACGTTTCAATCATTGGCTCGTGTCAAAGCATTTTTGGAATATTACTACGGTTCAACCACAATATGAAAGTCAAGATTCACAAATTCTGGATTCCAACTACTTCCTCTGTAGGAACATCCAAATATAAGAGCTTCGTAGCAAAAGCTGATTATGATCGTGCAATGAAACAAATCAAAGAGCTCACTGAAATTATTAATCGGCTCGACGGTCTTGATTAAGGGAACTCCAATATAATAAGACATGAAAAAGCACACAAAACTTCCAACTGGAAGACTAACTCAGATTCAAAATTACACTCAAGAAGAACAACTTGTATTGCTTACGCATATTTGTCATCAGATCTTCATTGCCAGAAATATTAGTATGAATCAAGAAGTAATCCTTGCTAATCTAAAGAAAATTGATACACTCTTCTGTACGGGACCAGAAGACGGAAATTAAAATATGAAATCAACCGCAGAAATAATACTTGATCGTTTTGAAGAAATTGAAGCCGACAACAGGCATCTTATTAATCAAAATAAAGTATGGAAAATCAAGTGTGAAAAACTTGAAGCTGTAGTCAAAGGTGATACATATAATATAAAAAGGCTATCTGAAGAAAATGAAAAATTGAAGATTGAACTTGCCGAAGCAAAAGATTATGCCGATAGACTTGTAGAGCATAAAGACATGGTATGTCTACCAGCTGACCTAGCTAACCTTCGTGAAGCCAACGCTCGATTTGCCTCTGAGAATGCAAAACTTAAAGAAGGAATCAAAAGCTTATCAGAAATACTATCTATTGTAAATTACAAAATATACACATGAGCAACACACCAAAAACAGACGCCGCTGCTCGTCATATCGATGGATTTGCCGATCAATGGGTTCCACGATATATAAGCGAAGAAATTGAAAGAGAAATGATCGAACTGAGAAAAGCAACAACTACGCAGGAGGAATTAGATAAGTGGGAGCAATTAGCGTATGATAAACTTAGTGAAGTGTGCAAGCAAATCGAGAAAACAAGAATTGTCACCGAGCAACGAGATCAACTTAAACGTGAATGTGATGCGTGGAAAGCCGCTCACGACAATCAAGTAAAACTAAAGCAAATCATTAGTGACCGCCCTGACTTGAAAGAGCGTGCTAAACTTGTAGCTGAGTTGATTGAAGAACGTGATGGCTGGAGAGAAGCCGCATACGCACTAGGCGAAGCAATTCCGCCATCATGGGATGAACTACAACCTCCAGCAGCACAACTACAAAAATTTAAAGAAATGGTTGCACTTCAAAACGAGAAAACCAAAAAAGAACTTAATTTATGAAACAAGATAGCCCGTTAATGTGTTTGGGTGTTGGTGTTTGTTTAGGAATAGCAATCCTTGCCTTAGTAATATCATTCTTTCCAAAAAATACTATTGCATATCGACAAGCAGTTAAGGATATTCATAAAGAAGCGTTTGAAAATGGCCTTATGATTAAAGAGATTAATAAAGATGATCAAGTAATTTACCGTTGGATTCACACAGAAAAACTCGGCTACGAATAATATGAAAAAATGCAAAGACTGCAATGACACCCTCTTCACGGATCGTTATGAAACATGTATGACCTGTTATGAAAAATATCACACCAAATTACTTATGAAAAAATGCCCTAATTGCGAAACCCACGCTAAAAATAGCGAGACGAAAAGCGACATCATTGGAGACTTGTGGAGCGTCTTAGACAAAACACTCTATGAACTGCCTGTAGGCTATATTCCTGCACATACCTATGAAAGTATTCCTGAGCGAGTAGCTTATTATGTTAATGAATATACGAAACTAGTCAATGATGTCATGAACACCGCCGATTATATCGAAAATGTGATACCTGATTTTTATCAGGATACTGAAGACATTACAATGTATAATACCACCAGAAAGTTATTCGCTATACTCAATAAGGCTGATCTTGAGTCTCGGGTAGATAGAGAAGCATTAGAAGCCCTACAAGGAGAGATTAAAATGACCTATAAGTATTATGCTGGCTTTGGAGCAAAGAAAGATCTTACGACTACTCAGATGTTGAATCATATCTTGAAGAACGTGGCAAACTATAAACCGACCAAAGAGGAGCACGATCTGGAAGATATGAAGCAAACATCGAACTGAAAGAAAAATAACATGAAATGGGAAGACTTTAAAGACAAATTAAAAAGGGGAATGGGCATTCCAAATGCTTATATTGTTGTTGATTATAATTGGACTGCCGATATACTACATTCTTACAGAAACGCTATGGAAAAATTAATTCGTAATACAGATGCTACTGATCTTAATTTAGACGAGATGAGTATTGATAAAGCAATTGAATATCTTAAATCACTACAAGAAAAATATTCAAAGGATTGGACCGATTTACAAATCTATGAAGATTATTGCTATGAAGGCGGGTATCATCTCAAGCTTCGTGGTAAACGATTTGAAACTGATCTTGAATACGCAAATCGATTAAAGTATGAAAAAGAACGTGACGAGGAAAAAATGATCAGAGCTCGTTCTGAATATGAGAGATTAAAAGCTTTATTTGAAAAGCAATAATAATATGAAAACTAAAACCGTGAAAGAACTAAAAGAAAAAATCGAAGCAGAAGTCAAAGAAGATTTCGACTTTGAGCAACATCTGTTTAAAAAGTATCCGAGTCTTTTTTATACAGGAGAAGACGGCGAACTACTACCACAGTTTCAAAGATGCTGGAATGATTGCCCTAAAGGTTGGGAGACTCTCGTAGACAATCTTTGTGGAGCAATTGTAGACTATACCAAAAATACTTCTCGTTCGATTCCTAATCCAAATAAGAAAACTATGCGCTTTTTCCAAAAAGCTTGGACACCTATTCGGATAAAAATTGATCAATGGTTTAACCCATATAAAAACTGTAAAATTGCTTTTACTTTGGAACAAAAACAAAAACTTAAAAATTCATTTGCTAGTAAAGTAAGAGCTGCAACCAGTAAGATTAGTCAATACTTTTACAATAAAGAGCTTTATGTCTATCAGAAACCACCAGCAGTAAAGGTTGACCAATATAAAGAAAAGTTTGGCACACTGAGATTTTATATTGATGGGGGTGATGAAACTGTTGAAGGTATGATTCGATTTGCGGAATATCTTAGTGGAAAGACCTGTCAGGAGACGGGTGAAGCAGGATCTACTGTTAGCAAAGGTGGCTGGTGGGCAACACTATCACCGAAAGTAGCCAAGCGATTGGGTTACTCTTCAAAGAAGGAACAATAATATAATAAAAGTATGCAAGAACAATACATTCACATTGGCAAATATGGTAGTAAGATTTTCTACAAAGACCGAGAAATGAAAATATGTCATCGTCTTGATGGTCCAGCAGTTGAAGATGGTGATGGATATAAAGCTTGGTATGTTGATGGTAAACTTCATCGTCTTGATGGTCCAGCAATTGAATGGGCTGATGGAAGTAAAGCATGGTATGTTGATGGTAAACTTCTATCAGAAGAAGCATTCAATGCTCTTACCAAGCCAATTGAGTTGACACTTGAAGACATTGCTGCTAAGTTTGGTGTTGATGTTGGTAAGATCAAGATTGTAAAGTGACAGGAACAATAATATAATAATAGTATGCTGAACAACACTATGAAAACCAAAATCTTTGACACTCTCATCTTGATCTCGATGATCATCCTCTTCGCCCTCGCTCATGTCTCACCACTGGTCGGCATCATCATGATGTCACTAGCAGGTAATATGGTGTATCAAATCCTAGGAGCGATCTTACAAGTAGTATCTATTGCTGGACTTGTATACATTCATTACTGGAACGGCACATTCCGCTCCGATAAGAAAGACCTCGACTAACACTAATATAATAATAATATGAAAACAACAATCGCACAACAATTAAAAATCAAAGACTTTCCATTCGTCATCAAGGATAAAGATGGCAATACAATCTATCTCGAAAAATCCACTGGTTATTGGGACAAAAGTGAACGTGATGCACATGGCAATGAAATCCGTTTCGAAAACTTCACTGGTTATTGGAGCAAAAGAGAATATGATGCCAATGGCAATGAAATTTATTACGAAAACTCCAATGGTTATTGGAGCAAAAGAGAATATGATGCCAATGAAATTTATTGGGAAAACTCCAATGGAAAAATCATTGACAAACGCCCAAAAGTGGTGGAGCTAACACTCCAAGACATTGCTGCTAAGTTTGGTGTTGATGTTGGTAAGATCAAAATTGTAAAGTGACGGGAACAATAATATAATATGCGATACTATATTGAAGGTAACAATGTGTTTTTTCCAAAACATGGCTTTGTTTTTCATTGTAGTTTCGCAGAAGTATATCGAAATTATTCCACTATAAACGCTAGACGAAAGCTGAAAAAGAGTTACACAAAATCACAACAGGATGACATCATCCACTATTTAAAAGATCAAAAATATATTACAATATGAGCAATCCAATTTACATTATCGGAGACATCCACGGCGCATTTAATCGTCTAATGAAGAAAGTTACTGACCTCGATTTGCGCGACTGCACATTGATTTGTGTTGGTGATCTTGGTATGGGATTTAACTATTCACCAGAGGGCGAACGTAAAGGTTGCTTCCTTATGAATGAATTTTTTGAAGAGCGAAATATGATATTTATGTCGATTCGCGGCAATCATGATGATCCACAATATTTTAATGGTTCTGATCGAATTGACCTGAGCCACTTTAAATTGCTGCCTGACTATCATACCGAAACGATCAACGGAGAAAAATTCTTGTTTGTCGGCGGAGCAGTAAGCATTGATCGAGTCTTTCGAAAAGAAGGTTTAAGTTACTGGAGTGATGAAGTATTCGTACTAAAACCAGAACTGGTTGAGAAGTGTGACGTTCTTATTACGCATTCTACGCCAAGTTGGATCGGCCCCTTTGATAAGGAAGGTCTTAGCGGTTGGTGCGAAAAAGATCCTACGCTCTGGGACTTATGCTATAAAGAGCGTATTGAACATAGCGAATTGATTAAACTCTGTCAGCCATCAAAATCATATCATGGCCATTTTCACGAAAGTCATTGGGTTGACTTTGCTGAATGTTATTCTACAATTTTAGCGATTGAGGAAATAAAAGAGCATCGAAAAGCTTAACAACTAACATATATTTTACACACATGATTACATCACAAATTGTTGCTGACAGCATTGCTCCTAACGGCAAACGTATTACTACGTTTGAACTTGAATACCCGCGATTCATTCACAGTGAATTTATGACGCATCGTGCATTAAGCCGCAATGCAGCTAGCAGCAGAGCAATACCTGTAAGTGCTATGTTGTCGCGCATCTGGGAAGAACCGGCAGTTCCTGTACATTGGGGACGCAACGCGAGTGGCATGCAAGCCGCTGAAGAATTGCAAGGATGGCGGAAAGCATGCGCAGAATGTCTATGGGACTTGAGCGGGCGTGTGACATGCGGCTTTGCATGGCTTCTATCTAAAATTGGTGCACACAAACAAATTGTGAATCGTATAGTTGAGCCGTGGAGCCACATCAAGGTTGTTGCTACCGCAACCGAATGGGATAACTTTTTTTACTTGCGCAATCATCCAGATGCACAGCCTGAGATTCATGAACTTGCGGTATATATGTATGATGACTATCTGCACAGCAAACCCAAGTTGTTAAAAGCTGGTGAATGGCACCTGCCGTATGTTCCTGATTATACTAACTCTGACATATCACTTGAAGATGCGTTGAAACTTAGTGCTAGCTTGTGTGCTCAGGTGTCATATCGTAAAGCAGATCAAAGCGTAAAGAAGGCGCTGTTCATTTATGACCGATTGGTTGCTAGCAAACCAGTTCATGCATCGCCATTTGAGCATCAAGCATCTCCTGCTCCTAAGAAAGGTGACCGTAGTGGTAATTTTGTGGGATGGCTGCAGTACCGTCAACAGATTGCTGACAATGTTTGCTCCTCATACAAGTCCTAAAATACGCCTCGGTTTTTAAGAAAAAGCCGTAACTAGTTGACAGTCAACGTGCATTAAAATGCCGATTTATTTGTGTAACTTGTTGATTTTCAACGGTTAGTAAATAAATCCCATTTTAATGCATTTTTTATTTACATTCTCGGTAGTTTGTGGTACAATAATCCTGTAAGGAAACCACAATATGAAAGATTCTCAACAACTACTCGCTGACATTAAGGACGCTGAACGTGCCTTTGATGATGCCGCAACACACCTGTGCAGGTTGCTGTTTGCAGTCTCAACAAGTGAGCAGCTTAAAGATCGCTCACTACTATACGGCGAATTTCTTGACAGCATCCATGCCGATATTAAAAAAGCATTTCCGAACAATTACTTTCCAAACTTCTAATATGAATCCATACGACACCATTATTGCGCGCTACTATGAATTGCTCAACAGCAAAACTCCACTCATCATGAGTGAAGAAGCAGAATTCCGTGACATTTGCACAACGCTTCTGGGCTTCTTCTTGGAACAAAACAAGAATCGTTAATATGCCTCTTGATTATGACTCGCTATCCGAAGCTGACCTTTGGGATCTAACTGACTACTATTACTCTATAACACAATAAACATATGGGACTTGACATGTACTTTACGCGGGAGCCAAAAGCAAAGAGCTCTAAGGATAGCCGCCGCTATACAAGCGAGGTTGGATATTTCCGCAAACACAATGCGCTTCATGGCTGGCTAGTTGACAATGCACAAGGTGGCCTTGACGAATGTCAGCGAGTCGAACTCTCACATGAACTCCTAACCAAACTGTCCAGCTTGGTGGAAACTGCTCTGCAAACGCGAGAAGACACATTGTTTCCACCAGTCGCTGGTTTCTTCTTTGGACACAATACTGTTGATGAATGGTATTGGTCAAAGATGGCTGACACAGATGAAACTCTAAAAACCATCATCAACACAACTGACTTTGAAACTGAAAGCGTATACTATCAAAGTAGTTGGTAAACACAGATATATAAAAATATGAGATTTCACCTGTTAGGATTACCGCACACGGTATCAAATAAAGATTATGTTGCGTGCGCATATACGCAAAAAGTTGTCAAGTTTGGCAAGATGATGAAAGCACTTGGCCATACAATTATTCATTATGGTCATGAAGATAGCGATCTTGAATGCGATGAACATGTTACAGTAACTACCAATCGTGACCTTGAAATTGCTTATGGCAATTATGATTGGCGTGCTAACTTCTTTAAGTATGATCCCGAAGATCATGCATATCAAACATTTTATGGCAATGCTATTCGAGAAATTTCTGCGCGCAAACAGAAGAATGATTTCTTGCTTCCATTTTGGGGCAGCGGTGTTAGACCAATTTGTGATGCGCATAGTGATATGATTGTAGTTGAGCCTGGTATTGGTTATGGTGACGGACATTGGGCTAAGTTTAAGATCTTTGAAAGTTATGCAATTTATCATGCATATTGTGGTTTGCAGAGTGCAGTAGAATGTAAACAAAGTTGGAGAGAAGTAGTTATTCCAAACTACTTTGATGTCAATGACTTTAAGTATAACGCAAAGAAAGAAGATTACTTTCTTTATCTTGGGCGTGTATATGATGGCAAAGGTGTTAACATTGCTATTGATGCTACTCAACGTGCTGGTGTTAAACTTGTGATTGCGGGGCAAAAAGAAAAAGGTTATAAGTTGCCTGCTCATGTTGAATATGTTGGTTATGCTGATACTGAAAAGCGCAAAGAACTTATGAGTAAAGCAAAAGCTAGTTTCTTACCTAGCATTTATCTTGAGCCGTTTGGTGGAGTTCAAATCGAAAACCTGTTAAGTGGCACACCAACCATTACCACCGACTGGGGAGCTTTTGCCGAAAATAATTTGCATGGCATTACTGGTTATCGTTGCAGAGTAATGCAAGACTTTATTGACGCTATTCATCGTATCGACGAAATTAAACCTAAAGATTGTCGTGTATGGGGTGAAAACTTTAGTCTTGAAAAGGTTGCTCTTATGTATGAAAAGTATTTTGTTGATGTTCTTAATATGTACACAGGCAAAGGTTTTTATGATGAGAAAACCAAAGGCATCGATTGGCTTACTAAAAAATATCCTAAGAGCAAATGAAGAAGAATGTAGCGTTATGTTATAGCGGTCAAATCCGCAATTTTAAAGAGTGTTGGCCAACACACCTTAAACATATTATTCAATGCAATCGAGACCGCTATAACTTTTATATTTTTGGCCACTTTTGGAATGACAACTCTTTGCATGGCCAAAATTATTGGCCTGAGATTGCTGATCGTGATGGTTATAGTTTAGCCAACGTATTATCATTTATTGATTGCAATCCCGACTCTTACATTTGCGAAAAACCTATAGACTTTAAAAGTACCTTGATACCCGACTCAAGGTTTCCTCATCCAATACAAAATACGCTGTCGATGTTTTCTTCAATGAATGGAGTTAATCTCGTCAAAAATGCTTTTGCATATAAACGCAATTTAAAGTTTGATATTACATTACGCTTAAGAACAGATTTGTATTTTTCGCAAAATTTAGATTTTAATAAATTTGATGAAAAATATGTATATGTAAATGCAGACTATTATTATCAACATACTGAATATAGCGTGAATGATATTTTTGCAATTGGTAATGATGTGAATATGTGTAAGTACTTTTCAGTGTTTCAAAACATCAATCAGTTGGTAGCTGAAGGTTGTGCAATCAATCCTGAATGCTTTTTGGGTTTTAACTTGCAGAGACACGGCGTGCCAATACATAAAATTGAGATGCAGGACATTGCATATAAATTGTTTAGACATGTATGATTAAACTTATTATTTTTGACCTGGATGGCGTATTGGTAGATGCAAAGAAAATACATTATGATACGCTTAACCAAGCTCTTTACCAAATAGGTAAGCAGTATATTATAAGTGAAGCTGAACATTTGGCTGTTTATGATGGTCTTAAAACATTTGAAAAGTTAAACATACTTTCACAACGAAAAGCATTACCTATAGGAACGCACCAAACGGTTTGGGAAGAAAAACAAAGATTAACAATTGAAGCAATTTCACAATTGCAGTCTGACGCTAAACTTATTGGGATGTGTAGGCAGTTACGTGATGATGGTTTTAAACTTGCGTGTTGCAGCAACAGTATTCGCCGTAGTGTATTTGTAATGCTATCACGCCTTGGTATAGCTGAACATATGGATTTGATATATTCCAACGAAGATGTAAGACATGGCAAGCCTCATCCTGAAATATATTGGGCTGCAATGAGTGCTCTTGGATTGTTGCCTGAAGATACTCTTGTGGTTGAAGATAGCCCGCACGGATTGTTGGCTGCACAGCGTTGTGGTGCTGATGTATTGCGCGTTAAGAATTCCCAGGATCTCACATTGCAAAAAATACAAACACACCTAAAAAGAAAAGACACTCTTATGAATACAACATGGCAAGATAAAAATTTAAATGTACTTATACCTATGGCTGGTGCAGGCAGTCGATTTGAAAAGGCTGGCTATACATTCCCAAAACCATTGATTAGTGTACATGGTTCACCTATGATTAAAGTGGTTGTTGATAACTTAAACTTTGATGCACACCACATTTTCATTGCACAACGAGAGCATCGCGAAAAATACAATCTTACTTCATTGCTAGGTTTAATCTCTAAGGATTGCGACATTATTGATGTTGATGGATTGACTGAAGGAGCATGTTGTACTACATTGCTAGCCAAGCATCTTATTGACAACGACTCTCCATTACTTATTGCTAACAGTGATCAGTATCTTGATTGGAACACAAGTGAGTTTATGTACAAGATGCAAGAACAGGATGTTGATGCTGGTATGGTTACATTCCGCTCAACACATCCAAAATGGAGTTTTGCACGAATTGATAGCGATGGATATGTAACAGAGGTTGCCGAAAAGAATCCTATTAGTGATATTGCTACTGCTGGAATTTACTACTGGAAACATGGACGCGACTATGTACGATATGCGGAACAAATGATTGCGAAAGAGATTCGTTTTAACAATGAATTTTATGTATGTCCAGTATTCAATCAGGCCGTTGCAGATGGTAAGAGAATTAAAACATATGATATTGATGGTATGTGGGGGATTGGAACACCTGAAGACTTAAACACATTTTTAACACGATGAAGGTAGCAATATTATTTTTTGGCCAACCGCGTTTTATTGAAAATGCTCAGGTATTACATACATATAAAAATCTTATAAAAAGATATGATGCTGATGTATTTTGTCATGTGTGGTGGGAAGAATCTGGCATTTACGAAACAGCAACATGTAGTACATTAAATGGATGCCGCATTCACAAAAATGCAATAGATATAATTAAAGAAAATTATAGGCCAAAAGTTATTGATGTAGAACAGTCTCGTAAATTTTTTATGCCTATTCAAGTTAAACAGTTTCTTGATGCAAAATTTACGAATAGATTTGAACATTGGAATGAGCGTAATTATGGATGTGTGTTATCACAATTGTATAGTATTCAAAGTGTTTCACGATTGTTTGAGCAGTATGAAAAAGAAAATAATCAGAAGTATGATTGGATCTTCTTGGTACGATATGATGGCTATATTCACGCATTACCTAGATTAGATCATCCAAAATTGCCACAAGATAAATTTTATATTTCAGATCATCATCCTAATTTTCCTGATTTGGTTTTTTGTTACTCACGACGTTTTTGTGATTGGTCGTCAAATGTGTTCGACGACATATCTAGTGTATATCATACAATATGGGAACCATCTGCTGAAGCGTTTAAGAGTGGTAGCTTTTACAAAAGATTTACTGCACATGATATAATGCCTACACATATGAAGTGCGATATCATAAGAAATTAGAGCCGCATTATTATAAATAAACTCGATTACGCATGTTCTAGTGAACATGCAACTAATCACAACCAAAATATAAAAATATGGAAGTAATTATCTCACTGATCGAAAACCAACCATGGTTTGTCATTGTTTCCGCTGTAGTCACACTTGCAAGTGCAATTGCTGCAGCAACACCAACTCCACAAGCTGGTACGGTATTAGCCAAAATTTATAGTGTTATCGACCTGTTAGCACTTAACATTGGAAAAGCAAAGCAAAAATAATTTGATCTGCTCTTGCAGATACTTTATTTTAATTTACATATGATGCAGTACGCATCCGAAAAATTGCCGATGCATCTTCTTAGGGTACCCCGCCCTGGGTTCCGATGCATCGGCAGTTTAGTTTTATAAGACAATCTCATTAAACAAACAACCAAACAATATGCCAATCAACCCAATCGCACACCGTAGAGAAAAGAAACGTAAGGCCGCCGAAGCAGCAATGTATCATGATGATGCGTTGGCTGGAATTGAAAATGGAATGGCCGCTACCTTTTCATACAACTTTAAAATTAAAAAGCCATTTCACTTTAATGAAAATCACAAAGGGTTTTATGATAGTATCAAGTGCGATGACTCCAACATGACTTTTGTTGATGGCCCTGCTGGCAGTGCTAAAAGTTATATTGCAGTACTCGCCGCGCTTGAGCTGTTCAAGGAAAAAAAGATTAAGAACGTCATCTATATTCGTAGTGTAATTGAGAGCGCTTCACGCAGTATTGGTTCACTACCTGGGGAAGTTGATGACAAGTTCTTGCCATATGCAATGCCACTACTTGAAAAAGTTAAGGAGATTACAGATGATGCAACATGCTTGCAACTAAAAACAGCCAACATCATTAGTGCTATTCCCGTCAACTTTTGCCGCGGCTTGACATTTAATGATAGTATAGTAATTATTGATGAAGCCCAAAACTTAACCAAAAGTGAGATTGTAACCATCCTTACACGCTTCGGTAAGAACAGCCGTTATGTTGTTTGTGGTGACCTTAAGCAAAGCGATATTGGCAAGCTTAGCGGCTATAAGGAAATCTACAATAAATTTGATACGCCAGAAGCGGCACAAAACCATATTCATGTATATAAATTTGGACAAAACGAAATTGTTCGCAGTAAGATCTTGCGCTTCATTGTTAGCGTTCTTGAAGCATAATGCATTTTTTCCTTTACAATATAATATAACTTGTTATAATAATATAAGATTCCATTCCGCAACGGCTTCGCATTATACCTTAACAAATCTGGTGTTACCGTAGGTTCCCGCAGGGATGATTGAGAATCGGAGAAAGAGCAGTTAGACTCTAATCCCATGGCCGATATGATTCAGCCATGGGATTTTTTTATAATACACGAGCTAAGAAGCTGTCGCTGAAGTATCGCTTGTTGCCTTTTATAAACTTTGCAGCACGATCATCGAGTATATAAGTTGTGCTCCAATCGTCAGCGTGACGAGTGCTGCGCCCTGCACTTTGTTCAAGTACAGCAGCCGTTTCTCCAAAGTAAACGTCTTTCTGAAATTTATAGCGGCGACTCCACAATTGGCTGCTTACATTTGGAAAGCTTAATTTGAATATGATGTTGAATCGTGCCAGCTCGTCACTCAAGTCGATTCCTGTGAATAGTGATGGCCCGCACAATACAGCATTGCTAGGCAATTCACGAATGCGCTTTAACAGCTCAAGCTTTTCAGCAGTCCCATTGTAAGTGTATAGTCGAGCTGCATGTCGTGAGCGGTCAAGTAAACTATTCATAATGACATTTGTTGTTGTATGAATAATGCCGCGTTCACTGCTGTGTGAGTCAAGCAAGCGATCAATCTTTTTGATTGCAGAGTCGACACTTGCCCGCCCATTGCTATATGACATGTTACTTGTTGCACAACAAACAATTGGACTTTTTAGCGGATCCCAATCGCTTTGAATATCAATTATGTGTGTTGTAGCTGGGTTTAAGTTCCAGCGCTGTATCAACAATTCAGGCTGCAGCGTAGCGCTCATGTATATACGCACACCTGCATGTCGCCGAAAATGCTTGTGAAAAAGGTTGTAATCGGAAAGATTATGATATGACCGATCTCCGCCGTCGCCATTGCAAGCAACAAGATTGCGAAGCCCATGCACTTCAATCATTTGTGTATAGTCTTCAACTTTACAATGTTGATCTTTAACGTCATCAGCCAGCACAAATAATGCACGTGCTTCGCGAGGAAGTTTAGCGCTATATTGTTTTAGTGCTTCAGGTGATAAGTTGGCTGGCAAGTATTTTGCAGTCACAGCGGCCTTAACAGTATGAATGTCGTGAAGAAGATCTGTATAAGCTTTATAAACTCGTTTGAGCGCATCGTGATGTAATGCTGGTGAAACACCTTCGGCATGACTTAATGCATGCTGTAATGCGGTTTGCAGTGCTTTTGTTGATACCGTAAAAGTAAAGCCGCAATTGTTTAGTGCACCTATTACAGCGTCAATTCTATTAACGACCTTTTCATTAAGGCGACACGCAAAGTGACTTTCAATGATGTCAGGTATTTTGTGCGCCTCATCGCATATAACAACGTCACGCCGACAAAACGGCGGGCTCTTATACATTTTGGGCAAGACATAATTCATTTGAATTAGCCAATAAGAATAATTCATTAAGACGCGATCGCTTTGGCGTGCAGTGTCCCATCGGGTCAAATAGCCGCATGTAGCAGCGCAAGGCATTGAAGCAATTGCTTCTTTATTGCTAAGGCCTAAATTGCGGCAAACACCCAATGAGAATTTTTCGCCATTCACGTCGCACGTGTATGTGTCAATGCCAGAAATACTTGTCACGTCGGAATGAAGTGAAGAAAATTTTCCTTTGCAGTCAACTTCATACTGTTGCTGTAAACTTTTTTCGCTTGTTAGTATATATGACTTTTGCCCGTTTGCTTTAAGCAGCCGCGAAAGTTCAAGAGCAATAAGACTTTTTCCAGTGCCTGTTGGCGCTTGAATAAAAATGTCATGTTTCCCATTTTCTATGGCTGCTTGAATTTCAAGCAGCGCCTCTTTTTGTGCTTCTCGTAATTGCATCAGGTATTATTATAATCAAAAAATAGGCATATGTAAACAAAAAAAATGACTCCGTTGAATATCAACGAGTTACGGCAAAAAATACATTTCACTAAAAAAAGTCCTTTACAAGTGGGCATTTTTAGAGTACAATGATCACGTAAGCAATGGCAACCACCTACCTCACCGAACCTCAAATGGATCAGCTGATTATTCAAGTTCAGCGACTCCGAAAAGGACATAAGCTGAATTCTTTGCGTAAAAGATACACCGTAATTGTTGATGATGCGCATCACTATTTCCGCAGCACAACCACTTTAAGGAAGTTCTTAAACTCCTGTGTTTTTCCTGAAAACTTTCGGATTTTCCGCAATTTTGACAAGGGCGTCAGCATAAATCTTGACTAAATGCATTTTTCTGAAAAAAGTCCTTTACAAGTGGGATTTTTTAGTGTATAATAATCTCGTAAGGAACCACAATATGTATAAATTCACTAAAACCGAATACTGCCATACACCAATATCCATGGGCGGAGGGACTGGAGTCGAAACCAAAGTTTCATTCAGCCGCTCGCCCAAGTTGGCTGCATCACTGCAAGGAGTAATTGTTCGCACTGTTCGCGGTGATTGTGAATGTCCTCAACTAACCTACATCCGCTTTGAGCGCGATGGTATGATTCTTAGCGAAGGCTGGATTGACTAAACTACACTCATATGAAATTGATTGAAACCACCTCTTTTGGATATAAGTTTGAAACTAGCAACGGGTGCACTTTTACACGTGAGCGCTTGAAGCCGTGCCACATTGCATATGAACTTGATGGCTGGTATGGCTCACGTTCGCTATATGAACTTACTGAGCATGACCTCATAACTTTTCCTGAAGCTACTCACCGCATTGCATTGACACAAGATCGCTCGCAAGATGATCCATTTTTTATTACTGTTCCTTGCTGGATTAAGAACGGAACCAAACATCAGCTGCAATACATTTCCGACGATGATCAAAACTTTGATCAAGTAAAAATCAAAAAAGTATACGACTTCTCCTAAATTATGACAAAACTTGAAGAACTAAACATCGATCTTGAAATTCACGAAGCATCGTACGCAAAGCTGTTTGACCCAGCATACGTTGCGTATTGGCTTAAATTTAAAAAACTTGATGTGAATCTTTTAATCCCATCTTATATTAAAATCATCAAAAGTATCAAGGATGAAATTGCAATGATTGAAAGCAAAAAGAAACCGAAGGCTGAGTCAACAGCTAAGGTGAAGAAAGCTACTAAAACAGCTGTAAAGACAAAGAAAACAGCTAAAACCGCGACAAAGAAAACACCTAAAAAATGAGTGAAATAAAACTTACTAAAGAAGAAGACGTATTGCTGCGAAGCATGCTAAGAGGAATCATCGCTATTGCGGCTGGTGAGCAACAAGCAGCTGCTCTGTTTGACAATCAACAACTACAAAGTGGAAATGTTCAAACCGTCAATCGTATGGTTGACTATACCAAAAATTTTATCAGAGAAAACGCTTAAAATGAAACTAGCAACAATTGAACGCATTCAAAGCATCACTGCACATCCTAATGCAGACAAGCTTGATCTTGCCACCGTAAGCGGCTATACTTGTATTGTAGGTCGCGATCAATATGCCGTCGGAGAAGCTGTTGTGCTGATTCAACCAGATACACTATTGCCTGAAGCGCCGTGGAGCGAGATGTTCCGCAAGCGCAGTAATCGTGTTCGTGCTATGAAGTTGAGAGGCGAATGGAGCTTTGGTATTGTGATGCCATTTTCTACATTCTTTGATGGCATACTGCCAGTGCATTCACTAGCTCCTGGCTGTGAAGTAAGTCATCTGATTGGAGTCGCCAAGTATGAGCAGCCACAACCGCAGCAACTTGATGCAATGGGTTACCCACCATCTGGATTGCCAAAGACTGATGAAGAGCGCTATCAGAACCTTGACGGAACTCTTCCTTATGGCGAACGCGTTGACATCACTCTTAAGATTGATGGCTCAAGTGCAACCTATTTCTGCAAGATGAATGCAGAGACTGGCGAATATGAAACTGGAATCTGCAGCCGTTCATTGCGCCTCAAACCAGAGTGTGAAAATAACTATACGCGAGCAGAAGCACGCTACAACATTTTAGCTAAGCTTAAAGAATATTGCGTCAACAACGGCGTTAGTCTTGCGGTGCGAGGAGAGGTATATGGCGCCGGCATTCAAGCGTTTAGTACCAATCCGCATGCCGGAGGAGAAGTAAATTTTGCATTGTTTAGCGTATGGGATTTTGAGAAACATGAATACGCTAAACCGTCAGATCTTCACTATTATGCTAACCTAGGCTATGCACTCAGCATTCCTTGCGTGCCTTGCATTGAAAAGGATGTGGTGTTGACTCCCGAGATTGTCAAGTATTACGCACAGGGGATTGATCGCATTGCTGACAAGCCGTTTGAAGGAGTTGTAGTCAAGCACCACTCTGGTTCTTTTAAAGTTTTGAGCCTATCATACGATGAGCGCAAATAAAAACATTGACCTGAGCAAATACCGCTATGTCTATTATGTAGATTCTGGAGAATTGTATGAAGTTGATGGATGGCATAACCTAGGGCGTTACTCTGATGTAGGCGGTCTTGTGGCCTATGAAGTAAAGAGCTGGAAACCGTTTCGAGTACGCCGTCTTATTGACGGATTGGTGGTTGACAATAAAGCTGACAATAAAGCTGCATTTCTCGGTTTTCTCCGCATTCTCCAGCCATGCATTATCAACGAGTTACAACTTTTTTCACAATTTATGCATTTTTTCCTTTACAAGCCGCTTTTTTTAGTGTATAATAATCTCGTAAGGCAAACCACCACACCATATGACCAACACCACACTATCATCCCACATCGTCAGTCTCAATGCCGCAACTCTCGCTTGGGTTGCAGAAGATCCGACAAACCGCGGTGCGTGCACCTACACTGAGGATATGTCCTATTGGAATGAGATGGGCGTTTGCACAGTGGAAGACTTTCAACGCAACGAGCTGGAATCCACAATTTGGGATTTGTACAAAAGCGTGCATGGAATCCGCCCTCGTTGGGTAAACTTCAAGGAAATGTCAATCGAGGATCTTGAGAAAACCATTACAAGTCTCCACGAGACGGCCGCATGGCATGCCGAAATGGAGGAGAAATATGCCGCTCAACAAAAGATTGAGGACGCATGGCGTGCCGAAGTGGATGCACACGAAGTCACTCTTTGCATTCCAGGTGAATTGCAATTCGTCCGTGGAACCTGGGCTGTCGCTTAATATTTAAATCTAACATTATGAAAAAACAAGAAGTTAAAAAAACATTGGACAGCAATTGCCTGTATGAATTGGACGGTCTCACTCTTCGTGAAGCTGCAGCTTATTTGCTTAAGCGTTCTACTGAATATGAAGCAGAAGGCTATACCTACATTTCGTTTGATACCGACACGGATTATGACAATACATGCTTGATGATCAATGGCTCTCGCCCTGAAACGACTGAAGAAGCAATTGCACGATCTGAAGCTGAAGCACGTAGAGCAAGAGTAAGTCATGAACACGATCTGAAGGTCTTTAAGGCTACTGCGGAACGTCTGGGAATTAACATTGAAAACATCTAACAGTATGAAACATATTAAACATCTATTGGTGCTGCTCGCTTGCGGCATATCTTTTACCAGTTGTGCTGTAAGCTATGACGCTTATGGCGTGACTGTTGCCGCTCCGGTTATATACACTCCTCAGTACTATACATACCGCTGTCGCCCTAGCGTATACTCACATTATGATTATTCCATTGCACGTGCGCATGGCATTCAGAATCGTTATATGCGGCGCTGTCATTATTAAGACCAAAATTTTTCCTTTACAACTCTTGTTTTTTATTGTATAATAATCTTATGGAAGTAGAATATACATGTACTGAAGATGGAATGATTCAATTTCATTGCACTGACTCTGATGGCGCAGTGTATGGTGTTGCAGACACCGTTAGCGATGGGCTGATCACCGATACACTCGTCATTAATATGGAAACATATGATGAAGTTGAAGATAGCGAGCTGTTTAAGCGTATTGTGATTGCGCGCGCGGCTTTTATGAATGACAATTACTTTGTGCAGGAAGCACTCACCGTAAAAACCACGGAACGCGCCAAACGTGCCTTGGGACGTGCCGCATTTTCTTCGCTGAACGTCCAAGGTGACGGATCGTCCGTCACTAACACTCAACCAACAAAATAATGCCACTACCACCAACACCCGCCGACAGCCCAGTCATCTATGGTGCATCGCTTGTGATCCCAACAAACCCATCGTGGGCAAACAGTCCGATCCATCAAGAGGTTCAGGAGTGGGAGAAGGAGTCGATCCATTCCCAGTATGTGAACAAACCAAGTGAGACATTGGTCGCCGCGCTCGATGAGCTGGACGATCAACTGGATCAAATAATACTCCGACTTGGCGAAACGCAAGAACGCATGATTGATGCGGAGAGGCAGCGGGACAGGCTGGCTGAGGCTTTGAATAGAGCGTGTGCCAATCCAACGACTGGCACCTGGTATCGAGAAGCCCAAGACGCTTTAGCTGCATGGAAGGTGGCGCGCTGTGAATCCTGAACAACAAAGAATCGCCATAGCGGAAGCGTGTGGGTTTGCTAAAGACTGGGATTTTAAAAGGGCGCAACCTTGCCGTGGATGGTGTGTCACTAGCCTTCCCGACTACCTCAACGACCTCAACGCGATGCACGAGGCGGAGAATGTGCTGACGAACGAACAATGGTGGTTGTTTGTGGAGTTTCTTACTGAAATCCGTGGTGGTGGTGTAGCTCTTTGTATTTCAGCCACCGCTGCTCAACGCGCTGAAGCCTTTTTGAAAACACTGAACCTATGGAAACCATGAATACAGACACACCAGAAACAGACGGAGAATGGAACCGCCTAGCTTGCCAAGACCACCCGGAATTTGAACGGAACCTAGCTGACTTCGCCCGTAAGCTCGAACGCGAGCGCGATGAGGTGCTGGAGCAGGTGCAACAACTGAACCACCAACTCGATAGATCGCAAGCAGCCGGAACAATCTGGTATCGCCGCTGTTTCAGCGAGGATGCGGAATGGAATCTAGGAGAGTTGACCAAGCTGACTGAGGAGCGCGATGAACTCCGCGACATGCTACAAGAAGAACAA